CTGCTCGTTGAGCGGTTACTGTCCCCGCCGTACTCCTCATCATACAGGGGTGTGTACCGCGTGTCAAGTAGTGATAACCGGTACAAATTTTCCATCATATCATCCTCTTCCTTGGAAGGCTTGCCTTTGTCGTCCCCTTTGTCGATGAACATCCAGCCCTCAATCTCCATCACCGTCCTGGTCAGATCGGGGAAGAAGAATAGCGACGGGATCCTATTGGGTCCGTACAACATGTCCGCAACCTTCAAAATTCCAGACGTCTTATCTTTGGACGCCGTCTCCAGGTACATCTCATGTGGCATAAGAGCCTTGGCGACCACGTCAAACAGGGATTCCCCGTGGTTCGGGTCTCCTTTGGACAGTGGGTCGATTATTACTCTGTTCACGCGAAGAGCGTTCGCCTTCACGATTCGGATGATGCTGTCTGCTATAAAATTCCCGTCCCCGTTCTCCCATACCTCGTATATAAGGTACTTATACCCATTGGGGGCCGTGGCCAAAAACAATATAGCCTGTGGTTTCTTGGGATGGATATCGATGGCGATATCTACCGGCCAACCTGTAGGTACTGGGAACCTCCGTACGAGATGGCCGCCCTCGTCATGGAAGGTCCGTTTGAAGTCTCCCCATATCAGCCCTGATTTGTAGCTGGGAACCCCTTTAATACGAGCCTGAATCTCGTGGGGCTTCAGGGTCTTCTTGAACTGCTCAACACCAGCCAACGTAATACCGTATCCCACATTGTCTGTAATTTCGGCATTCACGGACACGATAGACCTGTCAGGCTCTCCGTTCTCGTCGAAACGTCTGATAACCTCCCGGTCTACCCAAGCCTCCTTCAGGAGAGTCATACAGAACACTTCAATCCCTGTCCTATCAATCAGCCCTCGGGCGCAGGCCACCCTGTTCTCTCGTTTGGGAGGTTCGTCATAGAACACAGCGTCGCCATGCCACCCCTCGAACAAGGCCGAGTCTTGGAAATTGGACATGATTTCGATGGTCGATCCTGTCAGAACGTCTATGAAGTGGGCCTCAATACCGTTGGCGTTCTTCTTGACCTTGAGGGGTCGCTCTGCAGGCCACCACTCCTTAAGTGCTGGGATAACAACAGTTTTTACATGCTTTTCCCAGTCCTGACCAACAATACGGATCTTACGGGGATGTCGGTGCGGGAACATAATCCGCTCCCCATCCCATAGCCACTTACCGGCACATAGGCACGGGAGGATGACGGCCCACATGGCGCTCTTGCCGACCCGGTTGGCACCAGTATATGTAAATACCCGTTTATCTGGGTCACGCATGGCCCTCAGCATGATCTCCTGCTTGGGGTTCTGCTTCGGAACCAGAAGAGTCTTGTTAGGGTCAACCACACCTGTGAACGGAGTAAAATAATTTACCCGGTTGGCCGATACCTGCTTGTCGACCTCGTCCATGAGGACGATATTCTTCTCTTCCAGAGCGAGGAGTTGTTTCTCTATCTCCTTGCGGGAGAGTTTTTTACGAGGTGGCATGGTTGCTCGAGGACCTCACTTGCCCGGCCATACTTCTAACCCCCATAATGACCCACGGTCGTCTTTAAAGGCCGCTACCACGCCTCGAAACATAGGCAAAGACTTAGAGATGAGCCTATATCGATGCGGTACCCGCTCCTTTCCGCAGTCAAAAAAATACACCTCATTAGCGTCCATGCCCAATATGTCTACGCCCACTGGCAACAGCATCCCCCTCTCTATCTTGCAAGATTGCACTGCCCTCATCTATTTCTTCCTTTCACTCACGAGGTGGCATCCTCTACCTCTTCACATATGTACTGGGCCATCGTTCAATCTTCCTCTAAGTAGCCCTCAGCCCACACGCCGCAGCGGGGGCAGTATACTCCGTTTCTCGTCATACGGAGCAGATCATTACCACAAGGGCAAGCCCAGTGCTCCCCATCTCGTAGCACCTCGTATTTGCAAACTCCTTTATGGCACTTACACGCCGGACATTCGAGGGCGCAAGTGCCGATGGGCATCACCCCCTGCCAAATATGGCCACACTGCAAACATATCACCTCTCCTTGCATGTAGGGCCTGTGCTCGTCCAGCTCAATGACGTTACTCACCGGTCAGAACTCTCCAGTCGTCCGAAAGCACGTCGGATTGACTCGCCACCCAACTCTGGTGAGACCCGTCCGCGCATCGCATTTGTAGGTATGGCTGCACTTTGAACAGTTCGCCTTCGGTAATGTTGAACGCTTCTGCCGTCTGGGCGTTGCAGGGTATGCCCTCTGGATAGCCTTTCTGAAAGACTACGAACATATTTTTACCGTTCCAACCGTGTCTCTGGATCCGGTGTCCAGCACGGGCGGCCTCGAGGGCTTGCCCGAAAGTAAGACCTTCCAGGGGGCGGTACGCATTATCGAACACCTCTTTCGGTGACCAGGACGTATATCCATCCTCATACTCAACCACATATCCTGGATCTCCTGCCCGCGAGTTGTGGTCGTCCATCTGGCACTCTTGCGGGGCTGCTTTGATCAGTTTCGTCCCTATGTACATTTTCATCTATCTCTTCCCTTTCTTCGCGGGGGACGGCTTCTTGCGTCCTGCGATCTTCTTCATGGTTTTAACCTGCTTGGCCTGCTCTTCGGCCAGAGCGGCTGCTTTCTTCTTCGCGGAGGCTAACCGTTTTGGGTCCGATTTAACCTCTTCGGCTTGGGCCAGCGTCTCCGCGTCCCACCTTGCCTGGTATTTGTCAGGCCCTGGGGCTATCTGTGCCATTGTTCAATCCTCTCCTAATATTGAATAAATTAGTTCCTTGGGCTCGTCCAGGCTGTTTAGGCTGCTCAGGTCTGACAGTAGGACGCTGTCTGCCGCCCGCCTCAGTGATTCCATCTGGTCGGAGCTAAGGGTCCTACGGTGGCCTCCAAAGACTGGGGGCCCACCCTCGGCCTCTCGTCGTATCTGGTCTAATACCTGCAGAACACCCTCCGCAGCGGTCAGTATAGCTTTGGCCGCCTGTTCTCTCCGTTCGGAAGCGGTTGCTCGGCAGGAGACGCTCGGGTTCGCCATGACACAGGCCAGGTTGAGTATGCTCTCTCGTTGCGGATAATAGATCCTAAAAGGACTACGCCCTTGGCGGTACGTGGCGCTATAGTCACACCTGTGATATGTCACTCTGACTGGCTCGTCCAAGCTGAACCCTGCGGCTGCAAGGATTTTTTCTTTGAGGCCGTCTTCTACCTCTTCGCGCGTTATTCTCTTCACTAACAGGTCGCTACGGTCCTGTTCAGCCGCTTCGAGGCCGCTACGGTCCTCTTCAGCCGCTTCGAGGCCGCTACGGTCCTCTTTTGGAAAAATTTTGTCCTGTTGGCCCCCTACACCCCTTTCCGCTACCACCATACCCCCCGCCCCCCGGTCGGTCCGGGCCGGGTCCCTATCGTCCAACTGTGCCATATCACTCCCCTTACGCGAACTCCTCAGCTAACCTATCGAGATTACTAGACAAATCGTCCAGCACTGCCTGTTTGGTCAGTGCTCCCCCGTGTATCAGAGCGGCCACCGTCTCAAGCGTGGGCCGTCTGCCTCCTGCTAGTTTGTGTATCGTACTGAGCGATAAGTAACACTTGTCCGCTAGCTCGTCACGGGGGCAGGTCCGTGCCGCTTCGACCATCGGGCCGAGACTATCCGTCATTGTCCGCCCCGTCCGCTTCGGCCAGCATTGCTCGTAATCTGGCCATTTCGGCGTCATTGCCTTTGATCTCTTCAACCTTCGTGTGGACGTCCACATTTGCGGTCGATTCACCATCTTCCAAGCGGGCTTTATCGTACAAAATGCCAAACATTCCGGTCAGTTGGAAAGCGCTGGCTTCTTTGAGCTTTGCAGGCGTCAACGCCTTCATGACTTCCAGCTGTTTCGCGTGTACAATATCGCTCTTGTATTTCTTGAACGCGTGTACATCGTTCGAGCTGTCCCCCAGAAGCGGCTTCACCCGCTTCTGGACCGCTTGCCTGCTCACTCCTAAGATTTCCCCGATTTCCGCGTAAGACAAACCGTTCACCGATCGCAGCCGCAACGCGCGGTCAATATCAACCACATTTGACCGCCGCTGTATCTGTTCTGTTTCGTCTACTGTGGTAACGTCCTTACTCATACTTCTAATAGTACACGTGTACGCAAATCTTGTCAATTATACACGTGTACAAAAAAGATTGATTAAAGTGTTGACACTAATCAAACGATATGGTTTAGTAAGAACAGATAACAACAAACAAACAACACAAGAAAGGGAATGAAAATGACGAACTGGACAGTAACAGACGTGATGGTCACAGACAACACAGATTTAAGCCCGAACAACTGGTCAGCAGATATTGTAATAAATAACAAGTATGTGGTCCAGGTTTGTGGAGACTGTGGAGAGGTATCAATCCCCGAATCTCACGAACGATTCCACAATTACGAGACCGACCAAAACGAGTTCTTTAACTATTTTCTGGATCGAGACTGGTCAGACTTGTGGTCTTCACTAAACATCGACCTATGTCTTGATTCAATCAAAGAAATATAAACGAAAGGAAATGAAAGATGATCAAAGTAACATACCAGCAAATCCAAACAAACAAACTCAAGAGGGCGTGTCTCATTCAGAAGATCAAGTGTCTAAGAGCAAGCCAGTTGCCGGCCGATTACAAAGACAACCACCCCAGTGTTCAGGCTACCAAATGGACAGAGGGAGTAATTATATATTACAGAACAAATCAAGGGCAGTTGCTGCCCTTGCTCAAAGAGGGCGAGGTAGTCAGCGAAGACTGCCTGAAAGACGCCTTAGGGAAGATGAGAGAATGCGGTGAAAGACTGCGACAAATAAACAAAGAGAGGGCAGAAATTGCAGAAACATGGAATAAAACAATAGAAGTGATTACCTAACCCAAGCCGGGGCGGTTTGATCTGCCCCAAAAAGGAAATGAAAATGAAAAGAGAAAGCAAAATAGTAAAAGCAGCAAAGCTGGCAAAAGAATTAGGATATGACCATATATCAACGGTGGTTAAATCGGTATTTGCAACGACATACCACAACCACAACAGCGTTGAGGATATCTTGCAGCATGGGAAATGGGTGGCGGCACAATACCACAATGGCCGTTGGTGCGGTCCGATGGGTACGAGCTATAAGGATTTGCCTCCCAAGACGATATCAAGAGTCGACTTGTTCAGAAAATTAGATGCTCAATAAAACCGAAAAGGAGATACATACAATGAAAATGACACTGAACGCATGCGACTTCATAGACCTATTCAAACAGTACGACCGTGAAGAGGATTTCAGTGCAACAGGGCGCGCTGCCTTGTTCGATTACTTAGAAGAGATTGACCCTGACCGGGACGTGGACATTATCGGTTTGTGTTGCGAGTACACCGAATACAGCGACCTAGCCGAATTTCACTCTGAATATGGGAAAGAATATGAAACATTAGACAGTATAGCCGACCGAACCACACTTATTCAAGGCTACGACGGAGATAAATTCATCATATCAAACTATTAACACAAGGGGAGATACATACAATGTTTAAAGTTACAGTACATCAAAAAGACCTCTACGACGCGGTAAGGCACCTGCCAAAAAATGACAAAAACATGGTCGTCCTGGATCAAATACAACTATCAATCACCGCGGATACACTACAACTACACTCAACGAACCTAGATCTACATTACGTTACACAGATCAATTGCATGACAGCCGGATCCGGTTCTGTACTTGTAGATGCAAAACAATTCCAATCAATTGTCAAAAGCACGTCTGGACGATGTGAATTATCTTGTGACAGTACGACACTCGCTGTCAATATGTCAAAGCTGCGCTGTCAAGACCCTATGGATATGCCCTGCATTCCCGACCTCCCCGGCACTCCCCGGCACTCTCTACAGTATGATCTCATTTACCCGTTTCTCACTCTCATTGATGTCCCTGATAAATATTCTCTTAGCACCTCAGATACTGCTATCCTACTTGATGATAACAAGCTCGTCATGATCACCGACGGCACAGTATTGACTATCCTCGACACTCTCTTGCCGAAATCTTCCCACCGATTAATTCCTAAATCTGCTTTGTTATTTATCAAAAAACTCCTTAAAAAGACTGACTCTCTAACAATACAGCACGATGTGGCCACACTCGTTTGCAGCATAGACGACACGACCGACGTCTACGCCAGACTTATAGGAGGAAGTTACCCGGACTACCCGATGCTCATTCCCGAACGGGGCGAATCAATACACATACCGAAACAACAACTATTATCCGCCCTAAAATTGGCCGCAACTGTTGTTGATAAAAAGTATGTCGGGAGTAATTTTTCTTTCGTTGCTGATACTTTGCAGATCGAAACATGCAACCCAGGAAAAGACTTATACACGACCGATACCATCTCGGTGTCCTGCGAAACGGGATATACTGAACAATGGGGTTTCAACACAAAGAAATTATTAAAGCTCATACGAACTGTACCAGACGACGTTGTAATATTCGCTATGCCCACCGAGTCGGAAATGCCAGTACTCATTGAAAACATAAATTCATACATTATGCCAATGAGAGTATGAAAGGAGCTATACACATGCACGCAAGACATTACATCGCGGCTCACATCAGCAAAGGCAACACGAAACTACCTAAAACAACTTGGATTTTCAACGCGGGGAGCGCTAAAAACTGCCCCTCAAGACGGTTAGGGTTATGTCAATGTCCGACAAAATGCTGCGCACGCAAGGCCGAAAAAGCGTACCCGCCTGTCCTTCCTTACCGGGTACGACAAGAGAAACTATGGACAGAATGCACACCAGCACAATTTGCGAATGCACTATTAGAAACGTCGCGCATTGCTACGAAAGTAAAGCTAAAAACGTTCAGATACAACGAATCCGGCGACTTTGAGAATCAATCACAGGTGGCATGGTTCGCCAAAGTATGTCAAATCCTAACAAGCCATGGCATAACTTGTTATGGGCACACAGCCAGAACCGATCTTGATTTGACATTGCTCAATGGTACGTCATGTATGCAAGTGTCAAACAATTCTTACGCGGAAATATGGAGGTTAAGAGGGGCGAACGTCTTCAAAACGGTCAAAGAATACAGTAAATACTGTACAAAACGGTGTGATATGGACTGTAAAACCTGCCAATTATGCCAATTCTCCACACGTCAAACTATCGAGGTGAAATTACACTGATATGTACAAAGTAGTGCAAGCACGCAAAATGCGGTCAATATTCATCGGCACAGAACAAGAATGTGAACAATATCTGATAGATAACCCTAAACTAGACCATGGAGGTATGACACATCATGACGCTACAAGAGATCTTGAACACACTACCCGTAACAATCTCATCAAAGTTCGTACCGGCACGAAAGGCGGTTAAAAACCGCCTCAACTGGCAGGTAACGGTTAGAAACACTGAAACGGGCAAATCTTGCACACTACGTTACCGGACATTAACAAGTATGCTTCCTGGTTGGTCTCCGACAAAACGGGGCAGGCAATACGCCGTTGAGATAGAACAGGCTACCCAGACAGGGATATTCCAAACCCAACAAGCCGCTCCACCGACGTTAGAAGCGGTCGTGAAGTTCCACATGCCCGTCCTGGAGGCCTCAATAATGGATTATGATACTTGGGTACTCTCTGCCCCACTACCGCCCAATCCATGGCCTCTGGAGACGTACCAGGCATTACGAAAGACCGAATTGCCCAACGTACTTGGTATCGATATGGTAGATCTCATCATAGGCGAATGGGGGCCCTCCAATGTTTAGTGTATGTTACAACAACCAGTCAAAATTTACCGGCTCACTGTACCAATGCCTCCTGTACCTGCAACACCTATCTCCACTCGGAACTGTTCTATCAATGATCTTAGCAGGTTACACGATTAGAAAGGCGGTAAAAGATGCAACACGTGACTAGAGCACTATCTACTGTACCAGACCTAACCAAGCACTCAGAAGCATTGAAACACGTCGCGGCATACTTTCAAGACCACACACAACATGAAGCTGCGGTCCTCAACATGGCGGTACACCCTGGTGTGCTGGCGTCAGAAGACCCCCCGATGTATCTCGCTATACTGTGCGCGCGCCAGTTACAAGAACTCGAACACAGACTGGGGGCCATGCCTAAGCCGTCATTCGTATCCGATGAGTGTCTAAATTGAGAGGCGGTACGCGGGCCGGAGCAGGCCGAAAACCGTACGTAGCTCACAGAGATAAGATGATTCGTGTGTCTGTCTTTCTCCCCCGACGCATTGTTGAACACATGAAACAAACGAACAGTGTTAACCACATAATCCGAGACCTTATCCTCAAACATTATGACACGTCCGGTACGACCGACCACGACCGGTAGATTTTGGCCCTACCGGACGCGCCTAACGTCCTGTATTTATTATATATATATATATTACGTCCGGTAGGACTAGTAGAAGGGGGGGTTAACCGGGAAAAAACATAGGGTACTGTAGCGGCTACGTAGCCGCTACGTAGCCGCCCCGTGTATAGGGGAAAAATACCTGGGTAATGGGGCTACCTACTGGTCGCCGCGGACGTCGCCCGATTCTGTAATGATTTCGGATACTTAAGCCCGTCCGGTAGTCGGTCCGGGGCCGGACACTACCGGACGTGGCACCTAAGTGTGTGGAATTACTGGAGAATGTGCCTCTTAGGACCCTCGAAAACCCGTTAAAACGACCCAAAACAGTCCAAAAAGCACTCGTAGCCGCTACGAGCAGGCCTGAACAAACCACGTAGCGGACTGAGGCCGCTTCGAAGCGGCCTGAGGCCGCTACGAACAACCCACGTAGCGGCCTCAGGCCGCTACACCTCTTGTGCCGCTTCGTACCGCTCCAAAACGGCACCTTTCACTATCTCGCCCAAATCGCTACCGACTTTTATGTATAATTTGGTCCTGCCGCCGTCTATAACAGATGATTTGCCCACCCGCCCGTCGATCAAAGCGGGATGTTTCCGGTACCCAAGACTTGTGAGCAAGGTCCCCAGGTGCGCATAATTTACCCGTCTGCCATCATCTTGTAGGAGTCGGATAACTGCCATTGTGGATACCCACCCACCGCGAAAACCCACACGGTCCTGGTCTACCGCCTCAAGGACAGATGCCCCGACAGGACAAACAGACTCCCTGATAGCTGCAGTTGTGGAGCTTGTTTGAGGCGCCCTGTTACACGACGTAGCGGGATTGAACTCTTCGGGTATGTTATACCGTGCAAGGTACCCATGGACCGCGTCATACCCACCGCCACGCAACCAGGTATATAATAGCGGGAAGTATGGCCCAGTCATACCATCACGTATCAGATCGCCCATACTCTGTTGCGCGCTGTAAAATATAGCGAACCGACGGTCATTTTCCGTCTTCCGGATCGCGTCCTTATGATTTGAGTTAAATATAAAATTGGCACACACATCACCCATCACCTGGTCCATCCGCATGGCCCGCTTGGCTAATCTTACGTTTGTGATCATGGGTTTCAGGATCTCAATCACGTCGTTCTGTGCGCGAGGTACATACACGTCCTCAACACCGATAAATAGCTTACCAAATATCCAGGCGTTATATTTTTCACCAATTTCTGACGCTGGGGGCATATGTGTATATTTTTCACCGATACAGTGTGCGACGCACCAAGTGAACAATGACTTTCCGTTACCTTCTACGCCCTGCAACAGTGGGGCCCACTGAAATTTGACCCCCCGGCTCTGTACACAGGCGGCCATGTAGGCCAGAAAAATCTGTCTATCTCGCTCAACAGGTAGAACAAGCCCTAAGTGTTTCAAAAACGGGTCCACGCCACCGTCGCTTTGCGAGGTCTCGACAGGCACGTACGTATTAACCATAGATCGGCCCTCGTGGGTGAGCAGCTCCCCAGGTGCCAACAACGGCCTGAAACATGTGGTGTCCACCTTCGGGAACTGGTGTACCTGAGATTGGGTAAATGCGACCCATGCGCTACGCTTCGTTTTCCCGTCACCAGTTACTTGGAATTCGTACCCACCGTACACAGCGTCGAACTGCTCCGGACGGAGAAACGCCCCGGACGGGACGAAGATAGCATGTTCATCTCGTACGTACACACACCCCTTGAAGTATTCGATCAATTTGGTAGTGTCGAGATACTGGTATCCGGGGCCACTGCTGTCTTGCTCAACCTTCGGGGAAGAGGGCCGGCGCGCGTGTACCGCTTTCTGCAGATTCACGGCAGTGCTCACGGTACGGTCCAGGTAGTCCGGCCTGTCGTATTTCTCCCGTAACAGACAGGATTTACACAGTAAACGGTGTATACGCTCGGTGTCCTTACCGGTCCAGAAAGCGAGGTGTTGCGCCAGGGCGGCGTCACACCTCGACAAGTCTGTACCGTCGCCGTTGTCCCTTGGGTACATTCCGGATAATACGTCCTCGTTCGCGTTCCATAAGTCCGCGAATGTCGCACGAAATCCGAACTTAGCCGCGACACTGCTGGACCTCATAGCGGCGGCGATGAGCTCGTCGTCGTCCGTGTACCCGTCCCACTCCGGAACGGGACCGGATCCAGAGGGTGTGGTTGATACTGGTGTGTCGACGTGTAGGTATCTATCGACCACACCGTCCAGCACCGCCTGGGAAGGGCGAACACCTGATGCCCCTACAGCACCGGTACCGGTTAACGCCACGTACCTACTTTCGGTGTAAAGGTCGAATCCCTCCCCCGTGTCAGCGGACCTGTACTTTTTACGTCTCAGGCTGGACGGTACTGTCGGTCTTCCGGTACCTATTATATGCAAGCCCCGGCCCGATTGTGACACTTCTACGAGACATCCGGAGAAAGTACTGCACAAGTCCTGTGCTAATCCCGACCAAGTACCGTCGGACAGCAAACAGTCATCAATATCGATCAGAAAAAACGGATCGTCCTCTGTAATGACGAAACCCACACCGCACCCTAACGCCCTTGCAGCCGTAACGGCGGTATCATACCCTAACCACTTTGTCGTATCATGGGCGTTGCAGACCTTGCCCAGCCCGTCACACGGTAGTTTCCTTTTAGATAGAATAAATTGATCATGATTATGTATGGACACTTGACACATCTCCTTGTTTCGTATAAGGTTAACGAGATTTCACCGCCTCCACCCTTTGCGCGAGGCAAGGCCTGACCTGTTACTCGGTCAGGCCTTGCTTGTTCTATCTAAGCTCTACGGCAGTATCTAGACCGGAGATAACAGAGAGGGCTTGGTTCTCTGAGTCCAACTCAACAGCTCTAAACACCCCGTTTTCGGTAAAATAAACAGTACAACCCACAAAGTAATACGCCGTTAGCGTATCTGTTCGGATACGGTAGCGCCCTATTAGGACCCACGTAGGAGCAAGTACGGCCTTCCACCATCTTAGCAACGGATTAAACACGGGCATCTTTCACCACCTCTCCTATCGTCTCGAGCACATGCGGCTCTATAAGCTCTTCGTAATATAGGCCCGCCAACATGGGCGTCGCGTAATACATAAAGATTCCAAACACCGCCAATATCGCTACGAAATACACTCGATCAGACATGCCAAGTCTCCTTCCACAAGTGGAACACCTGTAATAACAGTTCGTTAACCCTCTTTCCGCTATACTTGCCAGACTGTCGTATCAACCCCGCCAGGTGCGGGCCGTTGAACTCTCGGGTCCGCTTCGTCTCCTCCGTAAGTGCCCGCAATAGCCCGCTCATTGCACACCTTCCAGATACTCCTCGAACACACCCTTGCCCGACATGAACTTGAGAGCAGACAGTGTGGCCCTCGTTCGACCTGGGTTGTTGCCCCGCTCCGTTTTAAGATAGTTCCCGTGTCGGGAGACTCCAAGAAGATAGGCCATTTCGGAAGTGGACAGGCCTTTCGACTCTCGGAACCGTCGGAAGTCGGAGCCCCTCAGGTCTGTACAGTACCAAGGACACCATGTGTACTGTACGAATAGCTTTTTCTCCAAGAGGAACATCACCGCACGAGCGGTAGCTTTCGTTACTTCGGGATATTTTTCAGGGCCCTTAGCCTTAGTGTTGTCGTACCCATCCCGGGTCTCATACCCGAGTGCCCACCGTATGAAGCAGGGCGCGTGGCCCCACAATGACTCTAACTGTTCGAATGTAATCATAATGTACCCTCCCGTTCTGCGAACTTAGCGTCAGCCCCGAACGAGGCCAACAGTTCTAAGAATCTTCGTTGTGCCACCTCACGGTCCCTGCCCGTGAACACCCAACCAGACCCTTTAGTCTCTCTGGCGACGAACTGTCCGATCACCTTACCGACATGGTCAGGCCCTATCGTGATCGGCCGGATGCCGATCAAGTCTGACGATTTGATACGCCTATTCATACGGGTCGAATCGTTACAAAGCCCGTACCGAACCTGCCTACCCGTGTTTGGGTCTTTAAAAGCACCAACGTTGTTCCTCCATAGTCGAAGGCCCTTGCGGGAGGCCTCCGCCCTAATTATACTCTGTACCGCTGCTTCTGACAATCCGCTAGATGTTGTGGTATTGTCTGAGAGGGCCCCTAGCTGGGACCGCAGGTCATTCACCGCTTCAGGCGGTATATCCCACCTGCGAGCCCATTCGTCTACTGTGTCATGTAACATTTACGACCTCCCCCAAAGTATCCCTATGGCGACCAAGGCCATGGCGACCAGGCACGGCAACGCAATGCCTGACCCGATAACTGCCACGACAAACTTACATATCGTTTTCATGTCCAATCCTTTCCTCTACCCACTTACGTGCTGTAGATTGCACCAGGTTCGTCAGCACGAAGTTATCAATTAGTTCGTTGGTTAGTTTCTTCAGGTCCTTCAATTTCTTCTCTAACTTGGATACCTTAGTCGGGTAGTCTATCATGGCCCGTAGATCGGGCTGTTCAACCAGCCAGGTCCGAAAGTCTTCCTCTGCTCCCGTCTCGTATAGAAATAACAAGACACGAGCCATCGCTCGTGTCCGTTTAGACACAGCACGATTTGTGCTTTCCAGTGCCCTGTACCCGTTTGGATGAACACAATAGAACACCGACATCTCAAGATAAGACATGGCCATGTACACATTACGAAATTCTTTCAGACCTTCTCGAGTTATTTTTTTGGAAATCCAAGAGGATTCCAGGTACTCTTTCAACATCCCCTCTTGATGCAGGAACTCAACTGCAAACGATATCGCCCGGTTCGTGCATGTCGTAGCATTCCGTGCCCTGGCCCGTGCGTAACCTTTCATATCTTCACACCCGAAGATTAACGCCATCTCCCTACTGCTCAGCCCCGTCTTCGTTTCTAACTGTAATAATGTCAACATGTGCTATCTCTCCTCCCTCGTATGCTCCCTTACCCCAGCCAGTCCCGAAAATGAGTGCGCTCTGAAGGATGCGATCGAACTCATTTTCGGGCAGTTTGTGATGCCCGTATTTCTTCAGCCATTTCTTCCGGATCCTCTTCTTACGGTGCGTTCTCTTAGGCACAAGAAGGTCAGCGACAGGCTGTCCGGGCCGCATGCTCTCTGGTAGTGCTAACGTATGCACAAGAAGGTCAGCGATAGGCTGTCCGGACCACATGCTCTCTGGTAGTACTAACGTAAGCATGTGTTATCTCCCCATCAGGCGGGCAAGAGTTCTCGCCACCTGCGATCCCGCACTCGTCGAGGCCCGCCCCGCTAAGAGGGCAAGAGCCCTCTTAGTGAGAGTAGGCTTGACGCCTCTGCGATACGCACCGTACATATTGGCATCCCAAACCAACCGGCCGCTGAGCCAGCTTTCCAGGGTCTTGCCTTCTCGTTTCAAGTTCCTCTTGTACGCTTCGTACGACTCGTTACTCTTCCGTGGTCTGTTCATACATCTCCTCCTTTACATGTGTCAGTGATTCGATAATCATAATCGCTGCGTAGTATTCCGGATATTTACGACGGAACCGTTTGTTATCGCTGAGCTCCCGCGTTAGCGCACGAACCACAGCGAGTACCTGCTCGTCTACCTCTCTACTCATTCGAACCTCCTTAGGTCACTTAAAGTTATGAGATCACGAAAGATACTGCCCAGAACCAAACCTATCGCAACGCCGTACCATTCTTCTCTTCCGGTAGACACCCAGAGTACTAATACCACCCAGTATGTCCCCCAGAACATCCAGTCTCTCATTTGTCCCCCAATATCCGGCCAGTTAGCGCGTTAGCGTCCACGGCCTTTAATGTCTGGGCGGTTAGAACGTCTACCCCAAAGGTGTGGTAAAACCGCCGTTGTGCCGTCGATCTGTCTTGACCTTCGGCCTTCTTCTGCCCGCCCCAAGCCTGCATTGCCTCCAGTAAGATCGACTGTGCAGCCTGAGTCTTTTCGTGCCGTTTAACGCCTGCCAACACACCTATGTGTGGCACACACCTGCCCTCGAGTTCAGCTTTGACTTCGGCTGAACTCCGGTTTACTCTCGCCACCTCCCCTCTCAACCGAGCAAGAGCTTCTCCGCTCAGTTCAATTAGATCTCCGTCGACAAACTCCGGAGCGGATCGTTCGACAGGCTCCGGGATATATCCACATTCGGGACATCCTTTATGTATTCTCTCGTATGCTGCAGTGCATTCCGGACAGCTTGTGAGAGGAACTACACCCTCTAAACTTGCTGTGCGTTTCTGCCTACGGTCCAGGGACCATTCCCGAAGAGTGTCGGGGAGGCCGAACCCCGGCCGGGTTGTGTTCCCGACATGGTCTATTATGATGGCGTGGTCTTTTCCGGGGAATGGCCTCAGCGCTCGCCCAAACTGCTGACTGTACAGAGCGAAAGATTGTGTTGGCCTCGCGAACGAGACGACCGATATTGCAGGAAGGTCGAACCCTTCTCCGAACAAGTCCACATTGCAGAGCTGCAATAGCTCACCCTTCGCCAGTTTCCGGATGCAGGACGTACGCTTACGGTCAGGAGTACCCCCGTCGAGGGACTCCGCAGGCACCCCCGCTGCTCTGTAGTCATGGGCTAGTTGCTCTGACAGTTCGACCGAAGGGGCGAAGGTGACTCCCCGTAACCCCGCAGCATGTTTGAGGTAATGCCCGACCACGCAACCCACGACGTCACTGCGTTTGACAGCGTCTGCAGCAGAACGCTGGGTGAAGTCCCCGTTCACCCCAGTCTTGAGCCCCGTCAGATCTAGAGACGAGGACGGCGCGTATATCCGGTAATCTGTCAAGAACCCTGCTCGTGTGAGCTCCCGCATGTTGGGGCCGATGACCAGGCCGTCGAATACTCCGTCTGTCTCACGGCTTAACCCTCTCCCGTCTGCACGGCACGGTGTGGCGGTCACGCCCAACCCGTACTGAGCATTGCGGAATAGAGCTGTGGCCTTACCCCACTTGTTCTTAGTCTGTACATGATGGGCCTCATCGATCACCCAGAACTGTACCCGATCAGCCCATGCCTTTCGCCATTCGGGCAGTCGGATCAGGGTATCCACACCTGCAACAGATACTGGTGCTCCACCAGAGTGGTAGTTCTTACCCGTATGTTCGACGTGTAAGTCTACGCAGAGTTTTACGACTGGATCCGGGGCGGTAATGTCGTGTCTTATCCCGCACTTAGCCAGCGCCAGAGAGATCTGGGATACCAGCTCTTGCCTGTGCGCGATGGCGCAGGTCCGGAGACCCATCCTACGGATCGTGTCCGCCATCAGGACAGTCTTTCCGGCACCGGTAGGCATGACCAGCATCTGGTTCTGGACCCCTGCCTTCCAAGCAGCAATTAGCTCTTGTTGGGCATCTATTTGATACTGGCGCAGCTCCACTTAACCCCCCTTTTGATGTGGCTTATCAATGATTCATGAACGTCATAGTCTTTGGCGATCAGGACTTGCTTCTCGCCTTTGCTGACGCGTCGGAGAATCTCTTTAACGTCCTCCGACGACAGCTTGGATAGCTTGTTGTTGTCCCCTGTTGGGTACGTCACGACTGTAAGTCTCCCTTCAGATCTACCTTCATGTCTATACCCCCAAATTTAAGTGCCAATTCACGCCTATGTTTGTACCTGTCCGTCTTCGCTACGAACCGGGTGCAAGACCGACAGGGAGGGGGCCTTTGGTCCCGGAGCGGTCGACCGGACGTTATGAGGAGGTACGTACTATAATGTTCACATGTGTTACATTTGATCTCGCTCATGGTGCTTCTCCTTTCCGTTTGATCTGTTCTCACCCTAACGGAAAAATTGTGACTCGTCAAGATTTTTCTTGACTTGTCAAGATCGGTTCGGTAGGGTGAGAACAGATCAAACGGAAAGGAGATATACACAATGTTTGAAGAGTTCAGAAATCTCGTAGGTACTAAAGTAGAACAAATGATGAGCAGCCACGCCACCCTGTACGTAGTGGACATTCCTAAAGAGAAACTGTGGGATCATTACCTTCAGAGTTTTCCTCCAGGTACGAACCCTATGTTCCGGCAGCGCACGGAACACGATTGTTCGACGTGTCGATCGTTCATAAGGAGGATGGGCAGAGTCGTCGCTATTGAGGACGGGAAGTTGGTCAGTATCTGGGACGTGATGCGTGCTGGCCTTACGTACCAGCCAGTGGCCGACAGCATGGCGGAGCTGGTAAAGTCTGCAAAGATCGCAGCTCCGTTCTTCTCTAAGGAAAGGAACATAGGCCATGCAGAGAACCTTGAGGACGTGGAGAAGGGGCGGATACGTTGGACACACTATCACGCCAAGGTAGCTCCTATGTTTGTCACAGGCAGTGTGGGAGCATCGGTTGGTGAGTTCATCGGGAGACATACTGTGCTGAAGGGGTCTTTACGTAAAATATCAGGAGAGGCAGTGGAGGAGGTCTTGGAGCTGATCGAAGAGGAGAGGCTGTATAAAGGTACGGAATGGCTTGGGGCATTGACTGCTTTTCTAGCTCTCCGTAAGAACTGGGTGGAGCTAGGCGGTGCGGCTAAAGAGCTATTCGAGTGGGACGCGGCGGCGTCGGTGGCCGGTAGCGCAATCGCGCACATGAAGAACCTTTCAATCGGTACCCTCCTGGTCGACGTGACAGAGGGTGTGGTCATGGAGGAAGCAGTACGGAAGTACGAGAATATCGTAGCTCCAAGCAACTATAAGCGCCCCAAGGAGATTTTCACAAAAGCGACACTGGAGAAGGCCAAGCTGAAGCTCGATGAGCTCGGCCTTAGCAAGTCATATGGCCGCATGTCCGCGACAACATACAGCGTGCCGGTGGCGGGAGTATTCTATTCAGACACGAAGTACACAAGCCCAGAGCTAGATGTATTCGAAGAGCTGGGGAAAGATGTTCAGATCTCCGATAAGATGATCCGGAACGCCACGCCGATCAAGATCATAAAGTTTCTATGCCTGCCAGAACTCAGGTCTGGAGGATTGGAGATACTGGTAGAGCCCAGATTGACCAAGAATTTCGTGTCTTTGGTAGGGCCATCCGACCCTGACGCTAAGCCCATCACTAAGTGGGACAACAATATCACCTGGGCGTATGTAGGTAACCTTGCCGACTCTGGCATCAAAGATGCGGTCAGAGACGCAGGAGGGAAAGTAGATGGAGTCCTGCGATTCTCTCTTAGCTGGAATGAGAACGGAGACTGCAACGACGATCTCGATGCTCACTGCATAGAGCCCTGCGGGAACGTCATATACTACAGTAACAGTACCAACCGTAACACGACTGGCGTGCTGGACATCGACATAACGAACCCCGAGACTCAGTGTAAGGGAGGCCAGGCAGTAGAGAATATAACTTGGTCGGATGAGTCGAAGATGCTCGAAGGAAAGTACGAATTCAAGGTCCACAACTTCGAAAAGAAAGGGGGGCTAAGTGGATTTAACGCAGAGCTAGAATACGGCGGAGAAGTTCTCCACTACTCCTGGCCCTCTCCTCTAACGAACAGGGAGAAGGTAAGCGTGGTCACCCTCCGGTTTACGCCGCACAAAGGGATTGAGGTGCTGTCAAGTATTGCTGGAGGTGCGAGCAGCAGCGTCGAGATATGCGGTCTTAAGACACGAACGTTTAGACGAGTCACCAGAGGCATGATGTCCCCCAACTACTGGGGCGGTCAGCGCTTTGGCAGTAGACACTATATGTTTATGCTCGAAGGGTGTAAGATAGACGAAAGGCTGAACGGGTTCTTTAACGAATTCCTCCCGACGGAACTGCTAGAGCACAAGAGAGTATTTGCGGCCCTCGGGTCAAAGATGAAAGTTACTCCTTCAGACGACCAACTGTCTGGAGTAGGGTTTAACGAGACGGTTAGAAACCATTTTATCTGTCGGTTGAAATCCGGCAAAATTATGAAAGTAGAGGTGTAGTATGAAGTTACTCGAGAGGGCGATACGACAGAGATGGAGATTTGATTCGAGCATAGGCCCCCTGTCTACGGAACAACTATGGGACGTAGACCTGAAGGTCTTGGATGAAACGTACGTATACCTCGGCCAGAAACTAAGGGCAATCGCGGGAGAAGGACTGGCCCCCGCGTCGGAGTCCACGGATGTTTCTAGGTATGGAGGCAAGATGGCCCTGCTCAAACATGTGTATGACACACGTGTGGCAGAGAGTGAAGCCAAAGAGGAGAGGGTGCTTATGCGGCAGAAGGCGGACCGTCTCGACGAGATAATAGAACGGAAGAAAAATCAGGAATTAGAAGAACTATCAATAGAAGAATTGGAGGCAATGAAGAATGATTAAATTTGAGGTAGGTAACGACCCATTTATGATGAAGGTAGTAGCGAAGGGCTTGGAAGTGATGGCCGAAGAGCTCGCAAAGAGACCGGTGCCGACATTCGGGCCGAAGGTGTTCGGCAGTGTCGTGGAGGGGCCCGCCGTAGAGGGCGCGGAACCATCTGAGGACGTACTGGTGCCGAGCCAGGCCCCGAAGGCCGGTGACTCCGTATTGCACATGAGGCCCACAGGAGGTGAGGCTGCACCCCTCGCAGAAGAGCCCGAGGACAGCGTTGTCTCCGGGGCTGATGTCGACTCTGCAGGAGTGCCTTGGGACAGCCGCATCCACAGCGGTTCTCAAAAGACCTTGGCTAAGAGCGGGCAATGGAAGAAGAAACGCTATGTCAGTCCGGAGGTGGTCGAGAAGGTAGAAGCAGAGCTGCTCGCAGCTCGTCCCGCTCTCGCTGGACAGACGGCCACGCCCTCAGCAGCGCCGCCCCCTCCGCCTCCCGTGCCGGGCACTGAGGGTGCTCCCGCCCCTCCCGTGAGCTTCATGGACCTCTTGCGGGCCATAACGGACCGGGCGATTAGTCCGGACGTTGTAGCGAAGGCAGCGTCGCACTGCGGCCTGGGCAGTCTCATTGAGGCTAACGGGAAGGATGAGATTGTGTCCATACTATACGGTATCTTGATCAACGGAGAGGCGGTAATATGACAGGCAAGCCCACACCATCCTCGGCGCACAACTGGGGAGGGCAGGACGGATGTACAGCGTTCGTAAGCATGCACGCAAAGTATCCCGACCTCTCAGACCGGACGAAAGCTGAAGAGGGAATCGCTGCCCATAAGGCTGCAGCGGCTATGCTCTTAGGGACACCTCCGCCAGAGGAGATGGACCCAGAGACTGTGGCCAAGCTGCAGACGTATGTGTCCGATGTACAGACGATGTCGAAGGGGCAGGAGATCCATGTTGAAGAGAAAATAACGTGCTCCAGGATCCACCCGGAATCGGAAGGCTATATAGATGTGTGGTCCTTCGTCCCCGAAGATGGAACATTGTACATTTGGGACCTGAAATGGGGCAACACCATCGTAGACGCGTTCGAATTCTTACAGGGTATCTGTTATGCAGGTGGGCTTCTGGAGAGGATAGGCATGCCAGAACATAAGGTTCTCGTTCAGATCAGGATCGTCCAGCCTAACTCCTGGCTAACGTCAGATCCCATATCGACGTGGACTGTCCGTGCTGAGAACCTACGGCCTTATATTAACCAGCTTGAGACTGCAGCGCATGAAGCCATGTCGGATTCACCAACCGCCAGATCCGGACCTCAGTGCCTGCAGTGTAACGCGAGGCATGATTGCCAGACCTCAGTGTCTGCAGGGGTCCGAATGTTCGAAGCGGCCTCTGAACCCACACCCTTAGACCTGACGCCCGAGGCGTTAGGGAAGCAGTTGAAGTTCGTGCGTAGAGCTTGTAAACAGCTCGAGGCGATCAAGGCGTCGACCGAGCAGCACGTTAACAGCCTTGTTGCAGCGGGAGAATCTGTCCCTGGTTGGGAGCTGTCGCCTCAGACCTCTCGTGAGAAATGGACCGCACCCACGCAGATAGTAGAAGAATTAGGCACTTTGTTGGGTCTGAAGCTCACCAAGATCGCACCCGTAACCCCTAACCAAGCTCGGGCTCTTGGGATTCCAGAAGACTTATTGGCGATGTATTCCAGGAGGCCCAAAGCGACGTACAAACTAACTGAAATTGACGCAAAGAAACGATTCAGAAAGGGAGAATTAACGATATGAAAGAATTCACGACCGGGGCCGGAAGGCTCGTACAAGGGCACGTATTCAACGGAAAGACAACGAACCGTAAGGGAGAGCCCCTGAAGAACAGGAAGGGCGAACCCCGAACGGACTATTTCTTCGCCATCGCTATCCGGAAGGACGACCCATCAGCACAGCAATTGATCAATATGATAGAGGGTGTGGCTAAGGAAGCGTTCCCCAACATGTTCGGGGCGGATGGTAGATGTACGATCCCGAAGTTCAGTTTCAAGTATGTGGACGGAGACAGCACACTCCCCAACGGAGAGGGGAAGAAACCCTGTGATACTGAGGGGTTTCCAGGTTGTTACGTATTCAAGTTCGCAACCTGTCTTAGAGCGCCTAGCGTCTATAACAAAGGGTTCACTCAGCTCATAACGGACCCTAACGGGATAAAAAAAGGAGATTACATCCAAGTGAACGGGACTGTCAAGGGGAACAGTACTCCCTCAGATCCGGGTGTGTACCTCAACCCCGATGGAGTACAGTTCCTCGCGTACGGAGAAGCGATCACATCAGTAGCGGACTTTGACCCTGCCAAAGCGTTTAGCGCCCCCGTTACATTACCTCCGGGAGCGTCCGAGACTCCGTTAGCAGCAGAAGCACCCACGGCAGCAGCCGGAGCCGCAAGCCCTCCGCCTCCAGACCCAAACTTCACGGAGATACCGCCACCTCCTGCTGCCCCGGACGAGAATAGGATCATCGACGTAGGAGGACAGCCATACGCCTACAGCACCTTGAAGAAAGCAGGATGGTCTGACGTACAGATCGCTAAGTACGACGTACCATCGTAAACAGTACCAAGTCCCGGCTCGCGCGAGCCGGGACTTCAGGAGGTGACACAGTGGAAGCCATGAAGAGGATATCTCTCGACATAGAGACTTACTCCGAAGCAGGGTACAAGTTCGAGGATGGCAAATGGTGCAGTGCTATGAAGAGCAAGCCTGGACTCCGAGCAGTAGGTGCGTACGTGTACACCAAGCACCCTAGTGCGGACGGACTGTGCTTCGCATACGGCACGGACAGACTTACACTATGGGTAGCCGGTATGGGAGCCCCGACGGACCTCCTCGACCACATCAGTAGCGGTGGCTTGGTGGAGGCATGGAACAGCATCTTCGAATTCTGGGGATGGAACAACATCTTCGCACGACAGCATGGTTGGCCCGAGCTGACTCTCGAGCAGATGAGGGACACCAAGGCCCGTTCAGCGGCGATGTCGTATCCTCTGGCGCTCGGAGATGCCTCTAAGATTCTGACCCCCGGCACGGCTAAACTGGCGGAGGGCAGGACCCTGATCAAGAGGTTCTGCGTCCCGAGGACCCCGACCAAACACAACAAAGCCCAGCGGATCCACCCCTCTGAGGACCCGGTTAAAGGACCTCGGTTCTGGGCATACAACATCCGCGACGTGGAGGCAGAGTACGCCATCGGCAGTATGCTTCCGGAGCTGTCAGAACAAGAGCTTAAGGTCTGGCAGTGCGACCAGCAGATCAATGATAGGGGTGTCAAGATCGACACGGACCTCCTGGCTTGCTGTAAGGAAGTGGTTGAAGGTGCATTCGAAGACCACACAAAGGCACTGATCGAAGTGACAGGAGGTGCAGTTCGGACAGTGTCTGAGATCGATCGATTCAGTACGTGGCTGGCGAAGTCAGGGTACCCCATGCCTTCTATAGATAAGGACCACGTGACTGAAGCACTGGAGGACCCGGACCTACCTAAGGAGTGCCGTAAGGCTCTGGAAATACGTCAGATTCTCGGTTCATCGAGTGTTAAGAAGCTGTACGCTATCGAACACATGCTTGGATCGGACGGGAGGCTCCGTGGCCTGTTCGAGTACTGTGGTGCTCTTCGGACGGGGCGATGGTCTGGCAGAGGGCCACAACCTCAGAACCTCCCAGGCAGCGGGCCAGGAGTTGTAGTTTGCCCAGGATGTAATCGAGTAATCGGAAAGGACCCGTTCCAGAGTCTCTGTCCGAGCTGCCATAAGAACCGTGGTAACGACCCTAAGTGGGATCATACGGTCGTAAAAGCTGCGATTAGAGCCATTGAGTCGAAAGACCATAGATTGGTCGCGCTTCTGTTTAGAGACGCCGTATCGGCGGTCTCCGGCTGCCTCAGGGCACTGTTCGTTGCCGCTGACGGCCATGAGCTTATGTGCTCAGACTACAGCGCGATCGAAGCTGTGGTATTAGCCGTGCTGGCAGGAGAGACGTGGAGGCAGGAGGTCTTCCGGACACACGGCATGATCTATGAGATGTCCGCCAGTAAGATAACTGGCATACCCTTCCAGGAGTTCTTGGACCATAAGGAACAAACGGGAGAGCACCACCCGATGCGTAAGAAGATAGGGAAGGTTGCTGAACTCGCAGGAGGGTATGGCGGCGGGGTCGGTGCGTATCTTGCTTTCGGTGCGGATAAATTCATAGGCTCGGACGAAAAGATCAAGGAAGTTGTGTACAAGTGGCGTGAAGAGAACTCGATGATAGTCAGGTACTGGGACGAGATAGAAGTCGTGGCCACACAAGCTATACAACACCCCGGTCGAGAGTTCGCATATCGCGGTATTACTTTCGTTCGAGACGCCGCAACAGACGTACTCAAGTGCAGGCTGCTTTCAGGGAGACACATATGTTACGCATCTCCTAAGATCCTACCTAAAAGAACCCCTTGGGGCACCATCACGGATCAGATAACGTACATGGGGTGGAACACCAACGAGCGGAAGGGGCGCAGAGGCTGGACCCGTCTCAGCACCTGGGGTGGTAAGCTAACGGAGAATATAACACAGGCAGTGGCTAGAGACATAATGGCCTACGCCATAGTACGGCTAGAAGAGGAGGGGTTTCGAGTGGTACTTCACGTGCATGACGAGGTGTGCTGTGAGATACTACGCGGCTCAAGGACGATAGAGGAACTAGAATCAATAATGTCAACGATGCCCTACTGGGCCCAAGGCTGGCCAGTGAAGGCGAGAGGAGGATGGTGTGGAAGACAATATAGGAAAGATTGATAAACAGGACGTACGGCTGTTGCATATGGCACATGAAGCCTGGAACGTACTGGCAGTACTGGAATTAAAGCTCAGAGAGGGGGACGACTAATGCCACAGGACTGGCACGAAGTATCCAAGACTCTGACAGTGGAGTGTGATAAATGCGGGGACACTGTGAGGGCCTGCGGGGACACCATGGTGGAGGCGTGGGAATACCTAGAAGGTCTCGGGTGCGTCGCGCACTATTGCACCGCCCAAGGGCTGTTCCTCTATTACTGTATGGATTGTGAGGGGTAGATACAGTCGGAGGTCGTCCTCGTAACACCTCCGACTGTATCTGGAGATATACACAGGCCTGACTATACGGGGATTTCGAGGGCCTGTCAAGTAGGAAGGAGACAGTATGAAAAAGAGAAAAACGGGTAGGGGCTTTAGCTTGTCAGAGTTTTCAGACGGAAACGGGGCGGCTTGCTCTGCACAGAAGAGCAGTTCAGCAATGAGAGATATGCTTTGGCTTGGAATAGATTATCCCGAACCAAAGATAATGGCGAGCAAGGTTATTGACGGTGGTACCGGCTGGGCTAAAGTGCCTATGCATCCAGATGTCCTACTCACCAGCAGGATGCACATCGACAAAGAGCTTGCCCTGGAGCTGATAGGGTTATTGCAGACATTCGTGGATACTGGGGATATTTAACCCTTGGCACGTGATTAAGAAAGGAAGAAATTGATGTACAAATGTGAAGCACATGGAGAACAAGCAGGTGACTGGTGCCCGGCGTGTAACAAGCCCCTAGAGTGCGATTGCTCGACAATTGAGACGGCAAGGTTTAAGGACCTCCAGTTCTACTGTTCGGACGGCCCGAGGAATGTAACTATTTACGTCCAGCATTGCGGCACTTGTGGAGACGTTAAGGGGGTTGGAACATGGCGGGTAAAGAACGATTGATAGAAGATATTAAACGTGCATATAAGGGCCTCTTAAAGACGGTCAATGCGACGGAGGAAGAGCTGTTGGAGAGCAGAGGATATTTCTCGTTTGCGGTTACCCTTCATAGAGGGTGCGGTAAAAGAGAAAACCATTGCGTGCAGCATCGATGAGAGCGAGGAAACAGTATGAAGTTTAAAGGCGTTAAAAAAGGCGACAAGGTGTTTTTGATAGAGGCCACCAGTGCCGGATGGGGAAGCGAGGTTTTTTTTATCCCAAAAGAAGTCACTCACGTAACGCCAAAGAGGTTCCATGTGGGGCCTGTGACCTACAAAAGGGACAACGGGAGACAGCTTGGTGACTATTGGAATAGGGCCCTCTTGGAGGGTGAGGATTACCACGGCAACGTGGTAAGGGACCAGACCAAAGAGCGTGACGAGCTCAAGAAAAAGTTGGAAGGCGCCAGGAGAGCCGAAGGTATCTTTGAAGAAGCGGCCCGTGCAGTTGGGCATGACACCAAAAACCTGGACAAAGTACTGGAGCTAGCCATCGAGATAGAGCGGCTATTGGAGGAAACAGTATGAGCAAGAACATGACGTACCATGCAGTATCAAAGTTATTCACAGCCACATGTGGTCAGTGTAGCCGGAGTTATACAACAGAGGGCGAGAAGCACGAGTGCTTGGCCCGTCTGAAACAAAGAGGATGGACTGGGGGCGATCGCGAACAGCCGGTCCTACTCTGCCCGCACTGTTCCAGGACGTGAGGTGCGCATGGACCAAATAGCTATAGCACTCACGGGGGTTGTGGCCATCTTTCTCTCGCAAGACGAGAGCGCGAACAGGAGAAAGTACGCTTGCCTCTTCGGGCTGGCCAGCCAGCCCTTCTGGTTTTACAGTGCGTACACGGCAGGCCAACGGGGCGTACTCGTGCTCTCCGCATTCTATACGATGGGGTGGGCACGCGGGGTGTATAATAATTGGGTTAAGTAGTGGGCATCATTGTGGTTGTACTGCGCACAGGACGAGCAGTACAACCACCGCCCCTATCGCGAGCATTACGATTTCAAGCAGTAGGCTTTTCATCTTCACGCACTTCCAGTTTCTTATTAAGAAGTTTAATCTCAAGTTCTATTCTACGGTCCTGTAGGTCATACTTCTTGATCTGTCGTCGATACAACAAGTATGAGAAGATCAGGCCGATAACAGGTACGGCGAACCCCAGCACCCCCTTGAGGCCTACAAGCCACATAGTGGCGCTACTCCCCCCTGCGGGTAGAAATGTTACTATCGGGATCGACAAGCTCGGCCGTTCTATTTGCATATCGTTTTCGTCTCCTTCGGTTGCTTGTATCTTCCGTTCCCGCCCATGGTGTTCTCCTAGAGTTTTCCGTATGTTATTCGGTACGTTATAGACCCGAGGTCCACCGCAGCACCAGTTTCGTTACTGAATATCAGTTCAACCGTCGGGACGGACCCGACTACCGCGTCTAAAACCAACCCGTTCAACTTGGCGGAAGGGGTCATTCGAATCTCTGCATCAGGTGGAATATCCGGAGCGGCCAATCGCGCCGTGAAGCTGTCGTTGTCTGCTACTTCCGGGACGTTCCATGCCTTAGAGATTGTTCCGATCTTATCGATAGCGCCTGCGGAATCATTGGGTCCGGACCCATCGTCAAGGTCGTACGTGAGCCCAGTACCGCTGTTCATATTCCCGATAAAATCTATGGCGCAGGTTGTATACGTCACGATACCGTTCCCTAGGTCCGAGTCCATTAAATTACCCGATACGAGGCCTGTCGAAGTCACTCCGGAGTTCTCGATAAAGATACATGCAGACCCTACAGCAGTGGCATCGGCCGAGGCCAGAGCTAACGTCGCTCCTGAGACTGTCTCTCCTGCGGTGATGCTGGCTGCAATCGTAAAGTACTCTCCCGGATGGCCGGGAGAGTCATATGTAATCGTAAGGGTATCCACGTCATCCTCCGAGTAAGAGGCCACGGTCACTCGTCCGTCCATAGGGCGTGAGGTCCAGGGCGCGTTAGGCAGGCTCAGCTGGGTGACGGTGTTGTTTAACGTAGTCTCCAAGCTGCCCCCGATTAAGATCTCATAATCCTCATCGAAAGAAGTCCGGTACGTGAACGCCTGGCCGTTGATGGTTATCGTATCCCCATCAGAAGGGTTCCCCGTGAATTGAATGGTCCCTGTAGCCTGTTCGGCAGTAGGACCGAGAGTCATGTGTATGGAGTTAGAAGCGCATAGCACATCAAGAGTATCGGCCAGGTAAACACCGACTAGCGCACCGTTGGCGATCGTGTTACCGATTATGGCGGTGCCGATCGTATCTTCCGCATGGATGCTGCCAGTATTGGTGGCGACGGTGGCGTCCGAATCCCCGAACCCGTCGATTGTGTTCCCACTGATAATGTTTCGGGTGGCTGTTGTCGAAGAATCCCCCGCCACCCAGATGCCCGCCGTAGTGATGGTTGTGGCCACAACCTCGCCGGTACCGTGATTGTTGTACACTGTGTTCCCAACGATTGTGTTACTGCCTGGAGAGAGGCCTGCAGCGCCTCCAGGAGTCACCAAGTAGACTCCGTACTTGACGTCACGAATCGTATTGCCGTTGATCGTGCATCGGAAGGGAGCGTCTCCGTGTATCCCCGCCCAAGTAGGTACATTATAAATCGTATTGTTGTTAACGAGCATGCCGTTGCATACCGGCTCCGCAGCTTCAGTCCCTGCGTCCTTATCAAGAGAGATTCCGTATGCGTTCTCCCCGTCCGACCCGGAGGCATTGATAGCATAGACGGTGTTGTTGCAGACCCGCCCTCCATTACAAGAGGTGGCACGGATGCCGTACTCCCAGTTGGTGTGGCTTTTACACTGCTCGACGATCGGGTCGGTACAGAAATCAACTCGGATGCCTGCTCCACCCCAGCTCGTTGAGATCACATCTTTGATCTCAATGCCAGTTAGTCGGTTGTCTACGTCAGCGCCGTACACGTGGATGCCGACCTGTGTCGTCACCTGAGAGGCGCTCTGAGGGCCAGATAGCGTTAGGCCATAGATCTTGACGTCCGATACGGTTACGTCCAGTCCACGGTCCGCTGAGGTGTCCGAGCCCCACGTGAATGTAGCGTCATCTCCCCGGATCGTACAGGCGGTGGCGATAGTGCCGATCCCCGCTGCAGGATAGGACCCTCCTTCCACTTTGACCACACCAGAAGCAGTGGCGGCCGTGGCGCTAGCGAGGAACGTCATGTTGTTCGCCCCCGTCTCGCCCACGTCCCCGCCCCACCAGGAGAAGTTGGAATTCCGTAAGTTTGTGATAACTCCGGAAGAATCATAGTTGAAACAGCCAGGCGCTCCAGTGAATTGCGGCGTGGATGTTGCGTCCAGTGTGTACGTCGAGAAGGTAATGACTGACCCAGGCAAGATCTTGAAAGACACGTTAGAAGGCAACGTCTCAGAGGCGGTCAGCGTGGTGCTTTGATCGACCACCAGCTCTGCTTCTGTGGCTCCAATGTCAGTGAGCGCCGCGTCTAAACTCGCGTACGTGGACAGGAGGTATTGAGAGGCCCCCTGGACGGCCTGGGCGATTACGTTGTCGTCCGTAATGGTCGTACCTGTTGGGGGATCCGTGTCCGTAGATTCAGCGAGGACCAACTTGACCGCCCCTGTAAAAAATACCTGTGCCTGACCGTTACCGTCCAACTCGATCGGGTTGGCGTTAGCAGATTGCAGTTGGTAATCGGAGTATGTGGTCTTCTTGGTGGCCGTCCCCACCTCGTATGTAAACAGTAGGTCGCCCGCACGAGGCACCCCGTTGCTGTCGAAGGCCTGGTACCTAGGGTTGCCCTGCGGTAGTGCTTGTGCCATTTCGTCTCTCCTAATATCTGGGGTGCTATAGCACCCGATTATTCTTCGTCTTCACGTAAATAAGTGAGCCCCAGCCGGTATGGTTCGGAAGCTATCCTTCTCAGCTTCCGAAGATCCGGCTTAACGTTCGCGCCTTCAAGATCTGCGGCTAATTGCATTGCCACCTTGCGATCATATAACCCTTCTTTCATAAGCTTCTCAAAATGCCGCTGGGACTTCTTATAGACCATGGTCCGTAACGCATCTGCGTAATACCAAAACTTACCTACTTTCCCTATCTGTGCCTGCCACCACCTGTTAGCTGCTTGCGGGACGTTGGCCCCGAGTTTGTCTTCCAGCGCGGCGAGGGGTCTGGCCTTACGCTCCGCTCCTTTGGGAGGAGCGGTGAACTCCATCATCCCCTTCATCGCTGAGACACGCTCCATCGCCCGCACATGTGCAGGATCAAACAATATGTACAAAGATTTTCGGTACTTGTCTATGTCTTGTAGAATTTGTTCGGAAGTACCGTCCGTAATTTTCAACCACGTGTTCTTTTGCAATGACTCCAGAGCGGAGGTGCCTTTTTTACCCTTCTTCAGAAACGATACGAGCTCTCCCATATATTTCGAAGTTTGCAGCGCCTTCCCAAGTACGTTCTCTTCATCTAGTGCTCCCTCTTGAAAGCGTGCCAGGTGTTTAGCGAGAGTTTTCTTCCCGATGAAATCACGACGTTGCGCTAGAGCGGCCTGCCGCTCCCAGAGGTTGTTCTGCGCAGTCTCAATACTTGTGACCTCATTCTTAAGCCACGGCAGTTCGTTAAGGACCGAGTCATTCTTACGTACCCACGATTCAAGCTTCCGCTCGTCCAACACTCCATTAAGGGTGGCACGGTCAAACATGTCGTCTAGAGCAGAGTCTAGGACTGCCTTCTGCATACTGAGATCCCCGCCGAAATTCTCCTGAAACTGTTTCGCCGTAGACTGAGATCTTAGAAACTCCTGCGCTACCTGCTCACCAGATGTTCGGTAGTCCCCGGTCCCATCCTTCCTTCGTATCCGGTACACCGCTCCACGCTCAAACGGAACCACGAAGTTTTCATAGTATTCTCTCCTGAATGTGGAGTACCCCTCCCCCAATGTCGGCTCTATGTCCTTAAGAAACATATCTAAATCACGTTTCAACAAGGTCAAGCCACGTACCTTAACTTTGTCTGGGGAGAAGGGAGAAAGAGCCTTCAGGGTCTCTGACACGATACGCTCTCGTATGGCTTTCAAATCGTTGAAAGAAACATTGTCTGCGACAGAGACAGTTGTTGGTTCTCCCGCATCGTCTAGCGTCTCTATGACTCTTCGATTTTGTCTGAGCTCACTCATGCGCTTTATAGTGCCGGGTATGGATTCCACATCTTGATATCTGCTGCCCCTACCGTATTTTTTAACCATTTCAGATTGCCAGGCATCGAAGGGCTCAGAGATGTCCACGTCATCGAGACCTAATTCTTTTAACCGTATAGACATCTTCAGAGACGCGTTTGTGCGGGCCGTATCGATCTCTTTTCGGAGCCATTCGCCCCTAGAGAATTTGTCCAAGGTTGGGTTCTTGGCTCGCACCAAACCCCCTTGGTCCAATAGGTTCTTTGCTATCAATTTATCTGCAGACTTGAGGTACACGTCCACCCTGTCCGCAGCCTCGTAAACTATTAGTTCAGGATCGTTCTCAACCCCCTCAAATTGCCTGCCACGAAAATCCTCGATGGCAGCCTCAGAAGAGGCACGTTTCGCCACCATACTGTCTAGCTCTTCCCCGAACGCCCTGCGCTCCAATCCCTCCTGCTGTTGCCTAAGGGCCGCACTCTTGGTGGCTCCTGCGGTACTCGGGTCGAATCCAGGCGCGATTTTAGCCAGATCCTCCGCTTCTTCCAAACCCGCTACGGCCTTCTCGGGAAGCTGCCCACCTAATACCTTCTTAAGCTGCCGCTCTGCCGCTCGATTCTGCGCTTTAGTCGAAAAAGAACTAAGGAGTCTCTTAGTCGTTTTGGCCACCATAGGCCCAGCGGTATGTGTCGCTCCGACCAGAGCTGTCGGTCCTGCTATTCCTCCGAGTATTTGAGACGTGACTTCAGCGGCGGTGTTGTCAGGAGCTATTTCTCGAGACATGCCTGCCCCGACCCCGGCCCCGGTAGCTGCAGATACTTCCCCAGCAGCGGACAATGCGGGCGCCTTAGCCACAGGTTCCAAGATACCTTTAGTGACCATACCTCCTGTTGACACTCCGGCCACCGGCAGCTTTGACGCTACCTTAGCGATACCAGCCGCAGGCACAAAGGCGGTGCCGAGTTCCCGACCGACCCTATGTACTACTCGACCGACTGGAGTGTCTGGGCCAGTAGGTGTTGGGCCCAACAAACCTTCCATCTGTTGTCGGATCCAATTAGAGCCTCCGAGGGGGTTCTTAGAACCTAACCCACCTTGTTTAATTATAAAATTCGTAAGATCTACAGGAGCTCCGATTACGTCCGTGATGCCGAGATTGAATCCCCCGGCCAGCCCGGCCAAGTAGTCTTGGACTTCATATTCTCTTCCAACGGCGGATGTGGTCTCAGGTGTGAAAGGAGTCGACGAAGGGGCTCTTGATCCAAATTCATCCACTTCGCCCGACAGCTCTTCTGGTGACTCAGCGCCTCCGACAGAGGTGCCAGGCGCTGAGAATTCGGACATACCCACCGATGCATTTTTTTCGAAATCATCCATCACTATCTACCCCCGAGACGTTTCTGCTTTACCGATCCGTCTTTGGATATGTACAACCCGCCGTCCGGGAGCTCATCGAAGGCCTGCTTCCGCTCCTCGTAGCTCATCGTCGGTGACAGCCTCGTGACTCCGAGCAGCTCTCTAAAGGCATCTATGTGCTCCATGCCGTTCTTGGCTTGGTCTTTAAGAAGTCGGGTGTTTGATCTGTTGGCCGCCATCTTCGCCAGGTCAGAGTATGTGGTCTCCAAGTGCGAGTCGATAGCAGCTACTCGAGACATATAACTCTCCGGCCCATCCCAGAATCTACCCAAGATGTCGTTCTCTTGTAAGATCCTCTCCATCTCTGCCACAGGGAACTTGTTTGGGTTAACGGACAGTGCTCGGATCACTTTGTTCTGAGCACTCTTCACTCGTTGCGTGGCCGCTGTTACCCGAGGGTCGTTAGCCCCCGTCCCGACCGCCTCCAAGAATCCATTGGCAAAATTCATAGTTTTAGCGTACGGGCCCGTAACGAATCCAACCATCTCGGAGACTGTCCGTTCATATATAGGCTTGTCTTCAAGCCGTGGGTACCCGCCTTGTTGGATCGGTTTCAGATCTGCAGGGGGGATACTTTCCTCTCGGATGCCGGAGCCAGGCTGCTGTTGAGTCCCTAGCGCACCCACCAACTGTGGGTTACTGCTAAGATCATCTCTCCTACGGCCTACAGACCTATCATAAACGTAGGGATTTCCCGTACTCCGATCCACTCGGACGGAGAGATGCCCGTCCGCAAGTTTGAGCGCATCGGCATCACTTACGCCTAGCGTTTCTGCGGTGAATTTCGTGTCCTTCATCAGCGCGGTAGATTCACCACCGGCCTCTTTCTTAGCGTACTTGCCAAGACCACGGGCTTTGAAGAACAGTTCCTGACCGATCTTCTGTTGGTTCTCGTCGCTGGAAGCGATCATGGTCCGCTGAAAGTATTGGTCGTATTTCTTGTCGTCCCATTCGTTCTCTACCTCTTCGACGGGCGGCAATTTACTCAGGTCCAGTCGGTAGGGGTTGTCTTCTTCCAACTGAGAGTTATGCATCTCGAGAGTCTTGAACGCGCTACGATATGACCCTCGGTCAGGTGCTTGTGCTATAGCAGAGGACAGGACGTCATTCGTGGCCTTCATATATCCTTGGAACTCAGCGAGCTCTTTCTTCTGAACGTCATCCAAGAACACCTTGTGTTTTTCCTCGGCCCTGACATCGGCACGAGCCTGCCTCTTGCCCTGTACGGCCAATTGGCTTGTGGTCAGGGCATCTACCTTAGCCTGGCGGTCTTCTCGCTTGCTCTGATCGATTGCACGCTGTATCGCCCCTATGCCTTTAGACAGATCCATCCCTGTCTTCAGTTGTGGTAGTGCCATGTCTACTCTCCCCTAACTAAACAAACTTACGAGCTGCATTATATTGTTGAGTCCGGTCTCCTGGCCGCCTGTAATAGCGTTAGATTGGTTAATGAACCCAGACCCACGAGCGGCCCCTTGCCCCAGCTGTGCTCCTGCGATACCCTGCCCGATCTGAGTACCTGCCGATCCGATATCACCCACGGCTACTTGTCCAGCACCCATTATGCTCAACAACGGATTCAGGTCTTGGAAGTACCTAGCCCGATGCCTGTCGAAGTCAGATGTGGCGAAGTTCTGCCCATGTTCTATAAGCGCTCTCGCTGCCTCGGGAGTATTGGTCTGCCCACGTGACGCGAGGTAGTTTTCGATTTGATTGAGGCCCTCTTGCAGCCGAAAGTTATATCCGGGAGACTTGGTGTAGTCACCAGGTCCGCTGAACAACATTCCCGTATCGCCCATATCCGCAGGCAGTTTGGTATATTCCATCGGAGAAAGCTCGGGCACCACGAACTCATCTGCTATCGCATGCCCGGAAGCTCCTGGTACCATGCCGTCACTCGGGTCCCATGGGGTTGGATCGCCGGCTTCAGCCCTGCGTAAAGACGCTTCCAATGCATCTTGGTCGATCGGACGTGGGTTTCTAGCCAAAGACCTTGATCCTGCAGATGTCGGGACACCTCCAGCCCCGACGGCTGTGCCGGGTACCCCCTGTGCGATATTACTTCCGGCCGGAACTAAGCCCCTCCCTCGCGGAGGAGAAGATATTGCAGACGACGTCGTCTGAGGTAGTTGGGATTTTCGTAGATACGGAACACGATCTCCCCCTGGATCTCGGTAATACCGAAGGGGCTCACCATCAGGGCCTATGTCTTCTCTACGTACGTCAATAGTGCCCCCCTCTGGATGCCACACCCCAGTACTTCCAGGCATTCTCGGTATCCTGCCATCGTTCGTAGGGCTCGGGCCAAGAGGGCCTGCCCCTGCAGGGGAGACAACAGCAGTACCTGGCCGATCTCCCATTACAGACGACGCTACGGCCTGGGGGCCCAAAAGTTTCGCGATGGCGATGTTTCGAGCATTGACCATAGGTTGGTTCAATTGTAGGATGCGGTCCATGATGTTCATCTGGACCTGACTTGCAATCTGGCCGGACCTTACCTGAGCGTCTGCTGCCCGTATAGCTGCCGCTACTTGTACTTCGGCAGCACTTTTCCCTGTAAAATCATCCCAGATATCTTCTCCCAGCGCCATGATCTACTCCTTAGTCCGTTGCTGTTTGTTTCTCAAGCGCCTCCACGGCGTCTGTTATCAGTTTAGCAGATTTATGCGCAGATTCCAAGAAGGTTCTAATCTCGTCCTCTATTTTCACGTCTTTGTCCAGGACTCCGGTGGCCCTGCCGTCTAAATACTTTAAAAGAGGCTGCACTCTGGTGTTAAACTCGTCCACTCGAATCGTCACTGTCTGACTCCCCAGCACCTTACGTAATGTTTTCGCTTGTTCTTTTGTCATCAGTCTGTTGCTCCTTTTTTCTCTTCTTCTGCGGGCACGACGGGGTCCGGCTTCGGCTCCTGTCCCGTCTCGTACACGTCTGTTGCACCGGCCCATTCTGGGCCTGCAAGCTTGGCCTGTTTGTACGCTGTCTTCAACGGGTGTTCTGCCTCGTTGAAAGCGTACCGGGCACCCTTTAAGATCACAGTCCCCGTCTTGGATACTGGCGCGCCCCCGCGCTCCTTGAACTGCAGGTCTGGGTACCCGTAGATATCCAACCGAGCTCTCTTGGTCCGTGGCTCTATCACTATCCGCTCTATCGAATGGTACTTCATTATGAGCGAAGTACCCTTGAATGGTACGTCTTTTCCGTATCCCATGTTATCTCCTTAGTCGTCTATTACGAGGATCGCGAAGGTCGCACTTGCGTCCCCCGTCCCGGTGAAGCTCTTACCCGAAACCTTGATTGTGGACAAGGCGGGACACAGGATCCAGGGGAGGTCTGTCCAAGGCCCGGACGTTTGCTCAAGCACCTCCGAGTCCTGAAAATTGAAAACTCCCGATTGTAACCCTCTGTTATGCCTATCCACATCGGCCCTCAGTCTCATGTCTATTTTACGAGTTACCGTACTGCTTTTCCAGGCATACAAGTAGCCCTTTTTGCTCGCAGGGACTTTGTACCTGCACGACAAAGACTGATTGCCTCCGGCTGTTATCTGCTCGTAAACGGTAGCTCCTGTTGCGTTATCGACCAGAGTTATATCGCCCGCCGCAACAGTGCCCGACCCTACTGCCGTCGCGTGAACCCACTGCACGTCGTGGATCGCCGTTCCGACGTTGACCGTTCCGCCATTCGTGGCGACAGATACTGTTTGCTCGTCCCCAGAGCTATCCAAGTACTCAATATGAACGTTCTGGACTCCTGTCCCTACCGCCGTGTCGTTAGCGTTGGCACTTACGAGATCTAGGTCAGCCCCTGCGGGCCTAGGCAAAACGATGTTTCCTGTTTCAGTCACGTCGTTCAAGGCCGTGGTAGTTATCGAATCCTTACGTCCTGGAATAACGAACACCTTGTGTCCAGGGATCTTTCCGAGCGATACCCTTCTTAAAAACTCATCGCTAAACGTCCTACTCATCTAATACCACCCGTCCGTCGTGTCTCCGTGGAGCAGTAATGTCTCTCCATCGGTAAGACTAAAACTTTCGTTCTCGCCAATCAAGTCATCCGCTCCGTCAGGAGTAATTACCACCTCATTGCCCGAACTACCTGTGTTTTTGATCAAGTACTCTACCCCAACCACAGCGGGTAGGGTGATCGTCACGTCTCCGCTGTCAGTGTTAACGAAAACGATATGATAAGACGAATCAAGGGTAGTACCGCCTGTGACCCTGGTTATGCTCGGTTTCCGCCCGCTAGCTGTGTGGAAAACTCGCTCACTATCAATCCGGGCCGCTTCAGTCAGAGTGGCCGCCCCGACTGCCGTGGTACTGAATACGATAGCTCCCGGCATGTCGTTAGCACCAGGTGTCCCGTCTACCTCCCCCCTGATCTCCACGCACGGGATGTAATCAGTTCCGTCATACCCGAAGCCAGGCATGTGGACGACGTAATCTCCGTCCTGTAGGACGTCCTCGGAGTCATGTACTCCTCGTGACCGGAACGAAGCTATCGTCGGCCCGTGGACGGCTGCGTTACCGTGGCCCGCGATCTGTAGCAGCAGATCGTTCGTAGCAAAGTTCTGTACGATACGCATCCTACTCGTCTTAGTCGTGCCGTTAACGACCGCACTGTAAGTATCTGTATTTATACACACTGCGTCGTTGCCAGAGTCCACAAAGAGCATATGCGGGCCGGTGTTCGATTTGACCTGAAAATCACCGTCCTCATCCGCTTGATTGTTAAACGTCCACCCACAATTCGCCGTCATGATAACTGCGTTAGCGCCTGATTGGTCGTTGATACGCAGGACATTCTCGGTGGACCCGGCCTGGGCCAATAGCAACAACGTTATGCTGTCGGAATCGTTCCGGATATCAACCTTCGCCTGCGGTGCCGTTCTGCCTATACCGATCCGGTCAAGACTTACATCGACCTGTAAGAGACTATCGTCTGTCTCCCCCTTAACTGTGAAGTCTCCCGTTGAGCTGTTTTGTTGGTTGAGGGCCAACCCCCCCGCCGCGTCGAACACGACGTCTGCTACACCAAGTGAATCTCTCATCTCTAGTGTTGACGCGGACTGATTCAACGCCTTATTGATGATCATCGACTCACTGGCCGGCTGTTGACTGTTGATCGAAACAGTGCTGTCATTGGCCACATCGATGATCGTTGTGCCTGCGATCTGGAGCTCCTGAGTAGCCCCATTATACTTCATAGACCCAACGTTAGACCCAAAGGTCAAGATACCGGACTCACTGGCCCCCGCACCGTCCTCGTGCGTCCATACTGGCAGTTCTATGTCCTCACCAGGGATAGCGATTATCCCGGCTACGAAATCCCCATCGACCATGGTCCCTTCCGCAGTTCCATGCCAGCCGTTACCAGACGCATCTTCAACGTCCTTGCCGCCGGGGGCTGTGTTCATGGCTGTCTCGTCGAAGGCACATACCAAGACCAGGTTTGTCCCTTGCGATACTCCGGAAGTGGGGAATACGTCTGTTGGGTCTATTTTAGCCCCGACACCCGCAGCGTAAATATCTGTGATATCACTATCAGCTAACTTACGATCGCCCCAGATGGCCGGATCATCGATCAGTCCTGGCCATGTCCTCCTCGGAGACTGCGCGTCGATACCTTCCCCGATGGTGAAGACTTCGTTCGGGGATGTGGTAAGAGACGTCGGTACGGGATTGCCCGTATTGGCCTGAGAGGACACATTGACCCCGTCCACCCAAAGTTTAACTCGGTTGTTCGGGGTCGCCTCTCCTCCATCCCATGTGAACGCAATATGCGCCCATGCATTCTCGGGCAGAATCGTATTGGACACCGACTCCGACCCTGACTGGGAGGTCTGAAAGAAGAACACCTCTAGTCTCCTCCTGTTGGCTCCCTCACGACCAGTCTGAATGGTCCAGGACCCGGTTGAGTCCGTCGCACCCCACTTGGCCATCCACCCATCATTGGCAGAGATGCCTGTGGAGAAGTACCAAAAAGACACAGACATCTTCGTAATGCTCTGCATGCCGGTCACGTCGCCATGGTTGGTCCGGTCATCCACACCATCGAAATCTAGGGCGTTACCAGACCCTGCAGGCCTCAGCACCGTATTGTATCGAGTGGCCTTTCCATCTACAGAGTTACGAGTCACTCGGGTGTAGTTACTGTCCGCGCTGCTCGTCATCCGTACTTCGGGTGCGGACTTCACGATCTCTACATCCGTATCCGGAGTCAGTGTTCCGAACCCGGCTCGACCAGTATCTCCCTCCACTACCAGAGCATTATTTCCGACTATCAGGTCGTCCCCTGGGTCCGTCCCGAGATTGATCGTGATCGTCGTAGATGAATCGGAAGAAATTGATCTGAGAGCGATGTCGGAAACATTCGTTATCGCCTTGTCGCTGAACGACACCGCCGTCGCGGGGCTTAACGTAATCGTTTCGACCCCTGCGCCTATCACGAGGGCAGAACTCTCGGCGATCAGGCTATCCACTGCGGCACTGCCTACATTCGTTATGTTCTTGTCACTGAACGACACTGCTGAAGTAGGGTTCAGCGTGATTGTATCACTGCCGTCCCCGATCACCAGAGCGTTTGAGACTCCACTGAGGACCGAGACTTCGACCGCTGTTATCTGCTCCCATTGCCCGCTGCTAGAATTGTACCCCAGAACCCGCTTATCGTTCGTGGCCAGGCTGTCATCAACGTCCGTCAGATCACTGAGCTCGCTCACGATGCCTGAGGTCTCGTCGGAATGGCCCTGTGCCCACCTCGTAAGGTCCTGGAAGAACCGCGTATGCTCAGATGCAGCTCTAATAGATCCAGAAGTTATCGTAGTCTGAGGTGGATCAGGTACGTCGGGCATCGCTCTCGCTCCTCGCTTTATGTGACCGACCTTTGAACTGCGCCCCGTACAACACCCTTTCCACGGGATCCGTCACTCGTACTCGAAAGTTTACCTGTCGGTGGGCTCCGAGCCTACGTGTTATCACCCTGTCCTTTCGATTCCCGATCGGCCCGAGTTTTAAGATACGCTCTCGTGTACTAGGGAACGAATTAGCTCCGTCGTCCGAATAGTCTACCATGCAGGTGGGGTCGGACCCTTGCCCAGTGGCGAGGCCTACCCCGGTCTTAAAATCTAACTGCAGGCGGTTGCACCGAATACGGGCGTTCTCGTCTCTAACCACATCGAAAATCTTCTCGGACAATATCGTAGCCCCGTTGTCTGTATAGGCATCTCTGTCCAGAAGATACAAACGACCGTTGGAATGGTCTCCCAAGTACACAACCCCTTTATGCTCAACACCACAGCTCGCTCTGTGTCGAAGCTTACTGGTCGTATACGCCCACTGGGTCCATTGGTCCGACAGAACGTTATAAAGCCATGACTCCCCTTGTTGAGGAAAGGACAAAGCGTAGTACGGAATACCTTCAAACTTAAACCCGAAGCCTAGTGCGTCGTCCACCCGAGTGTACCCCACGAACCTCTCTGTTAGCTCTGGCTTGGACACTACGGTAGGTACATATTCGACGATCTTCCTAACCGTGTAATCCTCCGCCAACCAGTATACAGTACTGTCGACTTTGGCGGCGGAGAAGGGAGCGATGCACCCCTCCTCCATAGCTCCTGCTTGTCGCTCGATTATGACCGAGGTGGCGTCTCCGTAGAAAAACCGAATCCTCTCCTCTCCGATCACCAAGAGCTCATTATGGTCTTCCAAAAGCATCGTGGAGCTGGTGCTCTTAAGGTCTAAGTTGTTGAAATTGTTGGACCCGGCATCTACCCACCCTACCGGACTGTTCACGGTCTCGCCCCACTGTACTCCGTCACCCGTGGCGACCATGAACCTGCTGAAGAAGAACGCACATGCTTTAGGGGTAGAGGTAAAATCTGTGTCCGAGATCTTAACGACTGTGTTCAGGTCTGTTGCGGCCACGTAGTACCCGCTGACACCGTCCACGACCATCATGTGTGTTCCGTTCGAGCAGATGCTAACGGGAGAGGAGGCGGTGTCTAGATCCACCCCTGACGACACGTACGTCGGTGTCTGTGCCAGGCCTGTCAGGTCAGTACGGTACATCCTAGCCCCTACTACCCAGAACAGCTTATTTTCGAATATGTGGCAGCCTCGGACCCCTTTGTTCGGCAGTGTCGAGCCCATCAGGCTGAGACCGGGTGTTCCTCTGAGACAGGGCCGTCCGTTGTACCCTTCTGGGTCATAGTGCCAATTCACTGGAAAATGTCGGGTACTTATGTTCTGTTTGAGTAGGTCTATTTCCACACTACCACCTTCCTTGCCTTCGTCCCGTTAGATCCGCCGTCAAAATGGAAGAAGACTGCTCAGTGTCGTGGTCCTTGACCGTCTCAAGCAGGTGCTGTGCTCGAGCTTCTTGTTTGGCATTCAAGGAGGCGTCAAACTTGGGACCTACATATAGCGCCAGCTGCCATGCGAGAGGCAAGAACCACACCTGTGGGAAGTCCACATTGTCTGTCTTCGTATCTACGTCCTCAACTGGTATCTTAACCGAGAAACGAACCAGCTCCTTCACGTCACCGGCGGCCTGCCATAGGCGCATTGTGGTGTTGGTCGTAGTGGGCTGATGGTAGATCTGGTTAACCGTTCCAGTCTGTGCCTTGTCGTTCAGGTACAAAAACCTCTCCCGAGACTCGATAAAGATCGGTCGGTCCTGGCCGCTCGAGTTTCTGAGGCGGGCCTCGACGATCTCCAAAGGCCTCTGAAGTTTGTTCGTATACGTATAGACGTGGTTGTCCACAGCTATGGTGTCCGTCGTAACATCGGTCAGGGTGATCGTACTTCCGGAGGGCGCGCCGTTAACCGTCGTCCACTGGAGCGTCCCATCATCCAACTCTATCCCGATATTGTCCGAAGCGGAGATGCCTGTGATACTGTCCACAACGAGAGTAGAGGCCCCACTTGCCGCCGCAGTAGCTACTTCCGTCTTCACGTACGAGTCGGATGCGTGATCGCCCGAAGGGCCAATAGAGTACGTATGCGTGCCTTTGGCGAGAAACAGCACCGCGTCCACCAGCTTCCAAAGCGTCACTCCGTCCGCCTGCCAGTACTTGATCATCATATTGAACGTACGGAGGCAGGTAGCAACATCCCGGTTATCTATGACATCGTTCTCGTCATACTCGCCGATGAGGGTCAAGGCTTCCTTACAGATGTCTTCGAACGTTACATTGAAATTAAAGCTCCCAGAAGTCGCCATTTGATCACTCCAAGTTATTTATAGACGGGAGACGAACGGTGTTCCCGTCCGCCGCTGGTCCCGATAGCTCCGTTTTAAGAGACACAGTATCTCCAGAAGGGTCGGCCGTGATGAAGGTCCAATGTGTGCCTGGGTAATCTAAATCGACCCCTATCGGGTCTCCAGAAGATAGTCCGGACGCAGATGTAAGGACCGCCGTCTTCGCACCTGCTGTAAGTGCCCCGTTGAGGGTGGTCGTACCCACGACCTGTTCAACAGCGGGGCGTGATGCGTCCACATTCTGATCGTCGTACCGCCCTTCCACAAAGTCTCCTGCATGACGGGGCTCCCAACAGCCACGGGTGCATACCCAGAGGCCGGTCCACTCCTCCTCCATCTCGCTACGGCGGTACGTCGTACCACAGCGATCACACTTCATGAGGTGGTCTCCTGGTACGTATCCGCCTCTGCGAGTCAGTGCCATCTTCTACCCTTTCAACCAGAGGTCGAGAACCACGTCATACGTGTCTCCCGCATCTGCGTTTGTAGTGGTAAAAACGATGTCGCCCGTACCTACCTCGCCCGTAGGCAACAAACACCCGTACTCTTTAAAGTTCATGCACCCGTTTGAGGAGTCCGCGGACACCCCACTATTCAACCGAACAACAAGATCGTCACTTGAGTCGAAATCCCACTCAATCACAAGAGTCAAGCCGTGGATATTGTACTTGATCCTCTTGATGCCGATTTGGGCAGGCACAACCCCGTTGTCCAGGGCGAGGTCCTGTCGAGCCACCTTAACCACATTGGTCTCCCCGGTCCCGTCGGAACTACCCGTGCAACGAACAGACACGTATTTGTACCCCGAACCGAGAGGCGTAAACCCGTCCCAGTTCATGGGACGGAGCCATTTTGTCTCAACTATATCAGCCATGTTATCGCTCCTTTATGGCAGTAATGTAGTCCACCTTAAGGATATGGGCTGCAGCTTCTCCTGATTTAAACCACATAGCGGGGCCTATGGCTGACACAGGAATGGCAGAAGGTGTCAGCTTCGCCACGGCTGTGCCGTCTACGTAGCATGTGATGCCCGTACCGTCGTAATAGATGGACATAGTGTACCATGTGGCCGTGACGTACGCGGTCTTGATCGTGACGTTGTCAAATACGTCTGCCTCGCCGACGATGACGTCAATATCGGTATCTCCGTCGGTAGAGTAGAACCCAATACCGTCATCGAATGTTCTCGCCGTTCCGTCTGCTGCAAAAAAGTTCGTAGTGGTCTGGTTCGTGGCCAAGCCAATGAAGATCTCGTTCTCATCCACGTTCGTAGCAGTAACCTCGAAGCGTGCCTCAAAGAAGAACTTCTTGCCCGATTCCAATCGCCAGCATGGCGACACGGTGTAGAAGTGCATGTTCTCGTTATCCGCCGCTCCGGTTGTAGCTACCAAGTTCCCGTTGGGAGAGTCAGCATCTACTTCGTTGGTGACCGTCATACTTGCAGACGCTACGATAGATATGCCTCCCGCCGTAGCGGTCTCATTGGTGATAGACGCATCCTCTAAGAACGGCCCTACAAAGTCCTCATGGTAGAGCACTCGTTTGGTAGGGTCGAGCACGTTCATTTGGCCCATGGGGTCAGCTGAGCTTAGGTCTGTAATTCCACTTGTGAATCGTCTTGGTGCTGCCATCTGTTCCTCCTTAAACGCCCGTTAGGGCGCTCCCCGGCGAACCAGGGAGCGTTTAAGTTTATGCGTTATTGTACGCTGTTCCGCCACCTACGATACCGTACGTGTCCGCTTCTCCCGCAACATATGATTCGAAGGTATGTCCGCCGGTAGCGTCCATACATGCCGTGACCGCTCCTGCCACGTCAAGAGAGCTGAACCGACAATACGTGGTCTCACCGGAATTGGCTGTGCCGTTAAAATCTATAAACTCGGCAGCGTCGACATTGGATCGAAAGAAACAATCCTTGATCGAATAATTAGTCACATTGCCGGTAGAGATAATCATGGCTACAACAGCAGTCTGGGCCACGTCGAACTGCATATGGCATCCGTTCAAGACGAACCCATCATGCGCGACGCCGGTCACAACCGAGTCGTTGCTCGCAGACTTACCAACAACCTTACAGTTGTACATGGCGAAGTCGTTCGCACCTGTGGCCAAGGTAATGAAGTCGACCGCATTCAAGATCGTGCTCGTGTCTGTAAACAGGCAGTCCTGGAATGTGAGGCCATCTCCTGCGGCTGACACATCTATCAACGTGGCGATGTCAGCGAAATTCGCAACAAATCTACAATTGCTGAACGCGACATTGGCCGCTGTGACCGTGAGTGTGGCCGTAGTGGCAGTGTCGAACGTGAACGTGGGCCTATTGGACCCGCTCCCGAGGCCTATGACAGCGACGCCCGCGACAGATGCTGCGATGGCGGCAGCCGATCCCAGTGTTCCCGTATATCTTGGTTTAACAAAGATCTTATCGCCTCGATCGGTAAAGCACCTACTAATGGCATAGCTCACGGTGGCGAAAGGTCGATGAAATGTACCGGCACTCGATACGTCCGCTCCGCCCTTCTCTCCCTTCAAAAGACCAGTAGAAGAGTCGGAGACCCAGAACGTGCGGCCTGGGTGCGTCTGTGTAAGAGGGACGCCTCTGATCAACACGCCGGTCTCAAATCCGTTCGGATAATTACTCATGCTCATTTTATCCTCCTTAGAGAACCCAGTGGGCCCCCGTTAAGGGAACCCTCTAAGTTCGGATAGTTATTGGTTAAATTCCTGCAGAGCCGGAAATCCCCCGGAAATCAGACCACATGAAAGAATACCTGTCATAGGTATCCGCCAAGGCGTTCTTAGTCGGAAAGTCGTTGTCATATTTCAGGTTGTATCCATCTCTCTGAAACATCTTCATTCCGTTCGGGCAGGTGGTCCGCATGAACCACGCGTCTTCGTCATCAAAGAAATGATTCACATACGGTTTGAGATCGTACAAATCCTTCACCGCATTCGTGGCATTGTTGGCAGTATCGTTCTGAAGAGTACTGTTCAGGACACGACAAGCCTCAAACTTCAGCTGTCGCGGGATGTGAAGGCTCTTCGGCATGAGCTTAATAGTCTGGCCGATGTTGTCCTTCGTACCCATGATCTGGATGATCATGTCCTCAACCGCACTTTCGCTAAAGTCCTGGCTAATAAGGTTACTCTGGTTCCCATTGTCAGTGACGTGGCTCGAAGAGATCAACTCTACTCCGTCACCGCCAGTAAAATCGCTGTCGAAAGCGTTGTTATACACATCTGCAGCCACCGTCTCTTTGGTCAAACGACGAGAGATTCCAAGGGCTTGTGCTCGCGACTTTGCGACCTGCGGATACAGGTTGTCCCGGAGTTCCTCATAGGTCACGATGAAGCCAAGGGCATATGCCACGTGGATATACGTCGCAATGTACCCCTGCTGGTGCCCTACGTATTTTACGGGGGAGCCTTGGCTTTTGACCATTAGATTTCCGAACCCGTTAAGAAGTACGTCTTCTTCTCTGGCGCCACTCGACACTTTTTCTTGGTCGAACAGCTCTTTCCACTGCAGGTACTGGTCATACCCTATGCCGAACCACTTGTTCACCATTGGTACGTGTGCTCTGGGATGATTCCCAGTTGTGATCGGTGTGCTCATACTACGTCTCCTTCCTTACGCAGGCGTTACGCCCAAATACGTCCCTGTCGCGTTACGCGAAGTATTGATAAGGACATCCCAGATTGCGAAATCACCGATTTCATTGCCTGGGATGTCTGAGAGTCCCACGATAAGTACCGTGTTGCTCTGGTCGGCCCCTACCGAGGACCCTAGAATCTCGAAACCAGAACGGCCTGTTACTGTGCTCCCACCGGCCCCTACTGCGATAGTGGCGTTCTGGCCAACCCACGCAGCTGCAGGCGTCCCAGACCCGTCGTCCTGGATACGAAAGACGAGGTCAGGAGTGGCCTTTACAACACGGGCTGCTCGCTCGGTGGAAGCTGGGTTATGCGTTAGGGACGCATTCGTTGTGGATTCCTGAAAACCCGCAATGACCCCAAGAATGATTGTTCCATCTGTTCCTGCAGACCTGTTGACCGTTAGCCTCTTTGCAGTAGCGTCAGCTTCGCCGTCCGTAGGGGACAAGAGTACTGGGTCTCCTACGTATAGTGCGACGGCATAACTAGCTGAAATATATACATCGAAGGTGGCCCCGTTCCACGGGGTTCCGTCCATGTAGTGTGAAGGCGAGAGTCCTCTCGCCGCGTCTACGTTTGACATAATAACCTCCTGTCATTACATAAAGTTCGAGTCTATCTGAAGCCCCCCATTCGCCCCTGGCAGGTCGTTGGGGTTGAAGGAGTTCTCCAGTGTTTTATCCTTGTGTTGCCCGTGCCTAATATCGTGGGCGCGTTGTCTCCGAGGTTTTCGTTTGCTCTCCTGGTCTTCTTCGTACCAGTCCTTACGGATCTTCATGCAGACTCCCGAGATGGAATTGCCGTTCTCGTTGGCTCCGACATGATCACCTGTGTTTTCGTACTCATCGTCGACTTCCCACCCACCTTTTAGTGCGCGCTCTATTCTCTTCTTATCGAAGGCCCATCCGTCATTGAAGATACGACGTACGAAATCGCCATCATCTGCCGCGAACCCGGCCCTCCTCTTCTGAACGTGGAAGGGAACTCGCCCCTCTGCCTTTTCCCTACTAATCTCTTCGGGACGGTGGTCCCTATCTGCCTGTCTTGTTTCTACTCGGTCTGGACCGGTACATTTCTGGGTATGTGCCGCCAGCGCGGCTCTTGAGCCGAATTCTCGTCCACAGTTATCGCATGCGTATGCAGTTTTCATTTATATAAGCCCTTCACAGTTTTTTAAGTAGTCTGCTTCATCTTCAAACACGCCGTCGACGATGTACTGCCTGGCCTGCGCCTGCATGTCCTTCGGCAGGTCTCTCAGTGTGGTCTTTCTATTCGGAACCCGCGTCCCTCTCAGACCTGGCGAGTCTACGGCCGAGGGGGCGTCTTTGTTCGGATTCTTAAATTTATGTTGGAACGTACCGCGCACCCTATCTTCTACCGCTTGGTAGAACTGAGCGTTGGTCATTTGACCTAGTTGTCCAGACTGTAACCGCTGGGCGATATCGTTCGCAGCGAACTTGGCGTAATCTCCCAGTTCCTGGTCTTTATCATACCAGTCATTCCGTGCTTTAAATGCGGTAAACTCCGGTATCTCTGCAGGAGCGGCAGGTGCTACCGGTTCCGGCTTCTCGAGCTTGGCCTTATCTTCTTCCAGCTTCTGCCAGGAATCGACATCACTATTCTCAACCGCAAGTTTCTGCTCGGCCAAGATATCAGCGTGAGCCTTCTCATAGGCTCGCTCGGCAGCTTTGCCAGATACCTTCAGTAACTTCTGGGTCACTTCCTTCTGGCTCTCCAGTTCGGCTTGGAGAGTGCCAATAGTGCCCTCGTACTTCTTGAGCCTGCTTTTGATGATCGGAATAACGGTTTCTCCCCGCCTAACATACTCTTCAGGAGTTACTGGCCGATCGCCTTTGTAGTCCTCGCGGTACCCCATCTCCTTGGCACGTTCAAGAGTCTTAGCTTCCACCTGTTCCTGCTCGGAAGGTACTTGCTCTTGCTCGGGGGTCTGCAGTTCTTGCCCTTGCTCGGGGGTCTGCAGTTCTTGCCCTTGCTCGGGGGTCTGCAGTTCTTGTCCTTGCTCTGTCATTCTAGCCCCGCTTTCCCGTCCAGGATCATGAGGAGGTCTGTATCGTGCATCAACCGCATGATCGTTCGCCCTATATTGAAGATCTTACCTTTGTTCTTGTCTATCATGACTCTATCCCCGACTTTCGGGTGGGGCAAAGGTCGATCGTCAAAACATCCACCTCCCAGGGCCACGACTGTGCCTGAATCGGTTCGGTACGTGTTACTCTCAATTACAGAAGCGGGCAACAATAACGCACCTCTCTTCTCGTCCTCTCGGTCGGGTTGAATCAGCACTTTATATGCTGTCGGCCGGTACTGTGTAGCGTCTACTAACTTGTTTTCTCGCATAGCTCTTCTAGCTCCTCAAATTTCAAATCGATGAATTCCTGCAACTCCTGGCATTGCCCTACTCTCTTGCCGTACATTTTCAAAAACTCCGAATTGGACGAAATATCCATGAGGTCACCCAACGCCGTGTGGGCTGCCAGGGCCTGCTGCTTGTAGTACGCCCTCCGCATTACCGCCTGCGTTACCGGGCTGCGCTTCCACTCCTGGAAGTCCTGCTCCGTTATTTCCATCTCTATTCGCTCCTATCTGTACTAACTTCGTAATCTCTTGTAATTCTGCCTTATACTGGTCCAGCTGAGGACCAACCTCAGTCGCCTCAGCATCTGCCAGAGCTTTAATAGCGGTGGCCACATTCTTCTGTACACGGGATGCAATCTCCCGCCGGTCGTCATCGTTCTTCGACATTTCGAATTGGAATTTAGATACCTCCAGCTGGAGCTTCTGAGCTTCCAACATGATCTTCGGATCTTGGGGCGGAGGCGGTGCGTCCAGAAGCTTCTTGGCGTCCGGAATCTGCATGGCTTCCAGGAACCGACGCTTGATCTCCTCGTCGTTGAATCCCTGCCCGACCATCCCCATTAATATCTGGGCCTTAAGTAACTTCTGAGTACCAGTGGTTTCATTCGGGTCCGCGATGGGGACTATGTCACACGTCTCGTAGTTATAGTCCGACCGCAGGATCGCCGTCTGAGAGTCCAGGACCCTGAAATACTCCTTGGGGTCTAGGTGCTCATAATTTAAGACGAAAAGAGCTTTAAACTCTCTCCTGAAAGAGTAGTACAGCCTCTTATGGATAGAACTGAAAACAGTAAGCCCCTGCTCGATACGGGCGAGAGTCGTCGTCGGTCTCTCGGACTCGTTGCTCTGCTGCCCTGTCAATATCTCGGACACACTGGCAAGCTTCTCGCCTGCCGTGACCATGAATCCGAGCATATTGAACAGGACCATGGAGGGTTCTTTTGCGGGCAACGGTACTATGTTCTTTCGTAAGTCGTCGCCGATGAAGCCCACACTCTTCCATTCGCCGAGGCTGAATTTCAGTTCCCCTCCGCCACGGCCTCGGCCAAGGTTCACTCCCTTGCCAAGAAACCCTGCGTTGAGGTTGTATAGGGTTCCCGAATCTACGATTTGGTTGGTTACAGAATCAATTACCTTATTTATGGGTGTTAGGAGAACACCGAATCCGATATCATAGAAGCTCCCGTCCATGGCAGGCATGAACGAATATTTCGTAAAATATTGTTTCGCCGCTATCCGTGATACCTCGTCGTCACTATTACGTGTAACACCCTTGGCATCGAACCGTGGGACGATACGAGCCACCTGTTCAGTGTCTTTATGGACGACCACAATGTACGGCTCTTTGTACCCGTCGTCATCCAGGTCGAGGTATGTGTGCTGCTCCATAAACACGTGTGGCTGTTCCGGATCTTCTGCAGCTGTCGTCTCTTCATCTTCTTCCTTAGTGGCCAACGGGCTCCCGTAGTCGTAGCGAGAGAACAGTCCTGCCCGCACTCTCTCCTCTACCTCATTCGGATAGAGAACGTACAGTTCAGTGAGCCTAGGGACCGTACTGAGCGACTTGGCCCAGTAGTTCACAACTATATCCCAAGCACTGCGGTACTCTGACCTGTTCCGGCCAAGGACAGGATCGTACCAATGCTTCTTAAATGCTAACCCACTTATGGGCAAAACACTGAGCAGCTTATCGGTCTCCGCCTCCCACTCTTCCATCTCATGGAGGAGCTGGTAGGACATATGACGTGAGACCCTGTCTGCTGCGTCGGACTTCTCGTTGTTCGGATCATCTCCGACTACGATAGCCCGGACTACATCTGGAGCCTTAACGAAGTTAGGGTACGCTCTTGCGGCGAATTGAATCGCAGACACGGCCATCAGGGGGTACTTCATACTGGAAGACTTCTCGAAAGGGAAGTTACGTTCCTCAAATACCTGCATGGCCACCTTCTGAGCTTCTCGAGTCGTCCGCTCCCAGTCGGCGCGGCTGGCCTTATCGATATCGTACCCGTCGATCACGCCTTTGGCTATGACAGCGAGCTCGTCGTCGGTGAGTTTGTCGGCGATGTTAGCTTCGCCTATCAGGTCCTCTGGCCTCAATATCCTGTCCTCGCGTCTCTGCTGCTCGTTGAGCGGTTACTGTCCCCGCCGTACTCCTCATCATACAGGGGTGTGTACCGCGTGTCAAGTAGTGATAACCGGTACAAATTTTCCATCATATCATCCTCTTCCTTGGAAGGCTTGCCTT